CCGTAGGACGCGCCGGAGGAGCAGGAGCCCCCCGAGCACCCTCCGCCCGAACATCCCCCACGACCGCCGCGGTGCCCATCCGGGGCACTCAGCGCCACGAGCATCATCAGTTCGAACATCAGCAATCCTTTCGATAACCGATCCGTGCCGCCTCAGTGAGTACTTCGGGCCACGTAGGGAGGCGGCCTAACCTACGCTTCAAACGGTCCATCGTCATGATCCAGATTCGCTGTTCATCGGTGTAGGGCTCTTCCTCGTTGGCCCTGCCGTGGGTATGCTCCCGCCACTGGGCCTCTCGTAGCCTCCGCCGCTCCGCCACCCAGTCCCTGGTGGTGTGTCCCTTGCTCTTGTTCTGGGCACTCCGCTTCTTCGAGGTGCGACAGGGACCGCATATGTCTGGGCTGCGGGTCCGCCTCCCACACCGGTCGCAGGACCGTTTCCCTGGATTCGCCACCGCGTGGTCTTCTCTGCCCCCCGCCGCAGTAGTGGTCAACCACTATCTCCAGCAGCCCCCAGCAGCAGATGCCAATCACGAACAGAAGTCCCAAGCACATGAAACAGCCGTTAATCAGTCCCTCGTCCGTAAGGTAAATGTCCATCGTCCTCGGGTTCCTCCGGTTCTTGCTCCTCCGTGAGCCGCCGGAGGGCGCGAGCCTCCCCGTCCATACGGCCCGTGTAGTAGAATGCCGCTGCGGCGGCGTAGGCGCTGGTCAGCTGTAGGATGTATCGCCATTCCACGACTAGCTCTCCTCATCTCCGTTCCGCTTCCACCAGTCGGCGTCGTCGGCTTCCAGTTCGGCCACCCGTGAGGAGCGGTCCACAAGATTATTGCGGAGATCGTCGTTCTCGGCCAGGAGGTCCTTCACCAGAGCCATCAGGTAGTTGATGCGCCCGCCGGCGACCCAGTGGCCCAGCAGGAAGCCAAGGGTAGAAGCCAGGGCGGAACAGAAGAAAATAGTTCCGAGCATACTACCTTCCATGCTCACCCCCGTCCAGTCCGGTTTAGATTGCCCCCAGGTTGACGATGTACTTCTTGCCGGCCGGGGCCGTACCGGTCACCGTCACCGAGCCGTCGGGGTTGGTCACCATCTTGACGTTGTCCACGCTCAGGGGAATCCCCGAGGAGTCGCGCACGTCCACGGTGAAAGTGCCGACCGGGCCGACGTAGACGGAGGTCTGTGCTCCCCCTCCCGGCTGCGGAGGAGCAGTCGTCGTGGCCGGCTGCTGCGTGGTCCCCGTCGAGCCCGAGGACGCTGTCACCGGGAAGCTCTGCTGGGCCGTGCCGTGGGAGTTGGAAGCCGTCACCACCCACGTACCCGAGACCGGCGCGGATGGGGTGCCGTTGAACTCGAAGGTGCCGTCGAGGTTGTCCTGCCAGCCGACGCCGGGGATGCCGGAGGACGGCCCATTGATGGTGTAGGAGGGGAGCGGGTTGCCGCTGGCCTGACCGGTGTAGAGGAAGGGCACGCCGATTGTCATATTCAGCGGCACCGACCCCTGAGAGAACGAGGGAGGTGTGCCCGGCGGTGGCGTTGTGGTCACCGGCGGCGGGGTCGTGGCCGAAGCCGGGTTGACCGTAATGACCAGCGACTGCGAGTCCTGCCCGGCTGAGTTCATGGCCATGACGTACATCGCCTGCGACCCGCTGGTGGGAGTGGTCGGAGTCCCGGTCAGGCTGTAAGTGCCATCCCCGTTGTCCTCGAAGGGGACCCCGGGGATCAGGTCCTGGTTGCTGGCCACGTAGCTAATCGGCAGGGAGCCAGACGCCTTGCCTACATAGTTGAACGGTACCCCGACGGTCATGGTCAGGGGAACGGAGGGCGCGGGGAATTTCGGTGGTGTTGCCATAGGTGGTGTTGTGGTCACTGGTTGTTGGGTTGAGGTGGTGGTCGCTGGAGGTGGTGTCGTTATCGGGTGCTGCGTCTGGGTCGTGGTCGCCGGTGGTGACGTTGTCGTCGCTGGCGGGGCCGTCGTCGTGGCCGGCGGCGGAGTGGTGCTCCCCCCGCCAGTGTAGGTGATTGTCACCGACTGGCCCGCGCCGGCCCTGGGTGCCGCCTTCGGGGGCGGCCTGGGTGGTTCCTTCTTCTTCTTCGACACCATGTCCGCTCCTCCTGGTTGGTGGACTACGAGGCCGTGGGTATGAAGGTGATGACCCCGTTGACGCTGGCCTCGACGGTCTGGTTGTAGACTACGCCGCCGCCGAGGTCGGCCTTGACATCGTAGAAGGCGAGAGGGACCAGGCCGGTGACGTAGTGGCGCGTCAGCCCGTCGGGGGCCAGATAGGACAGCGGGGTGGCCAGGTCCATCGGTGGGGAGGCGGCCGCCACCGGGAACATCGCCAGCGTCGTACCGGCCGCGGCCCCCTCCACCCGCCCGTCCGTACTCACCACTCGGGAGGCGGGCTTCGGGGAGTCCGCGGCTGCGCCCACCTGGAGGGTCGTCACGTACCGCTCCGAGCCCTGGGGCGTCGTGAAGGCGACCTCGACGCGCGGGACGTTGGGGCCGCCGTAGTTGGCCTGGACGATGTTGAGGGTGAGAGGAGCAGAGGCGAAGACGTGGGCGATGAGTCCGGAGGCCCCCTGGGTGACGGCCCAGCTGTTGCCGCTGAGGGTCGGCGTCGTCAGGTGGCTCCAGTGCTGCGTCTTGCCGTAGTCGGCCCGGACATTCCCATTGAAGTCCATCGCCGTCACCCGGTCGTAAACGAAGACCATCCCGTCGCCGCGGTTGTAGATCACCTCCCGGTTCAGTTCCTTGCCGGAGCCGGCCACGTTACCGATGCCCCACTCGAACTTCTGATAGGCCGCCTTGTAGTCGGAGTAGCCGTAGCTGTAGCCGGACTGGTTCTCGAAGGTGGTCATGCGGACGCCGGGCGGCTGGCGCGACGCCTCGAAGCTGGGGCAGTTCCTGCGGTCCTGGGTCCCCTCCCCGAGATCGTCAAGGAACAGCGCGTTGGCGGCGCAGGGGTAGACGCCGCCAGTCACACCCATCGGGTTGACCAGCAGGCCGTCCGGCCCCTTGACGATCTCCAGGTGGCCGGCCCACTCCGTCTGGTGGTCGCACTGGGTGTAGTCCTGGCTGTGGAAATCGCCGACGATGGCGTTGGCGGACCAGTCAGAGCGGAACTGGACGAGGCCCGAACCGATGGCGATGCGCCCCAGCGGCAGGGCGTTCCAGTTCTGCTGCGGGTCGGACGGGTCCCAGTACATGAGGTCAAAGGGATCGGGCTGGAAGGGCGGGGCGAAGGAGCGGAAGTAGTTCGTATACTGGGCCAGGGTCGCGTTGGTCGTCATCTCGCCGACGATGACCAGCACATCCGAGGGGAAGGGCGGCGGGTAGCCGAAGAACTCCCCACCGGAGTAACCGTAACCGGGCAGGTTGCCCGTCTGGGAGGTCAGGAGCATATTGATGACTTCGCCGGCCCAGGCCCGTTCAGCGGTGGCACTCATGGCTTGTTGTCCTCCCCGTGGTTGGCAGCTATCCACTGCTCCACTTCGTCCGTCACCGCCAGGTACTCCCTGGAGGGGGACATGTCGATTTCCTGTCCCGGCCGGTAGGCGGCCCAGACCCTGTCCCGCAGGTACTTGGGGAGCCGGAACCAATGCTCCTTACAGCCCCACATCGCCGGCGGTACTTGCTTGCCGCAACCGGGCCAGTGGCAGGTATGGGGGCGGGTCTGGCCTTGCTGACGAACGTAGTCCGCCTTGCTCCTGGTGTTCATCGGTTAGTGTCTCCTCATCAGCTCGGGGTGTTCGCGGTGGAACGCCTCCCGGTCAAGGGCGTCCTGGAGGGAGCGGAGGGCCTCCTTCTCCGTGACGGTCACGCCGTCGGGGCGGACCCAGTGGCCCTCCCTAATGATCCAGTGGCGATTCAGCAGATGGTGTCGCTGTTCGGGTGTCATAGCAGCCCCGCTTCCTCCAGCGCCTTGGCGCTCAGTTGAAGATTCCAGGTGGACATGGCCCCGTAGTTCCACCCCTCCTGCCAGTTGCCGCCCTGGTAGGAAGGCTGCACCGAGCCGGTCAGGAGCGGCAGCACGTTGGCCGTCCTCCAGGCCAACACCTCGCTGATGAGGCGCGGGCCGTTGACCGGGTCGCGGTTCCGGAGGTAGAGGGCGGTGAACACGCGGGAGCAGTAACCGCCGGCCCCGTAGTTGCTGGCCGGGCTATAGCTGAAGTAGCCGAAGTCGCGGACGTAGTCGGACCAGCGGACCAGCATCGTCGAGGCCCGGCTCTTGAGGTCGGCGGTCAGACCGGGATAATCGTCGAGCCAATCGAGGCCGAGGGCCAGGTACTTGCCCAGGTAGCGCGATGTGTAGGTCGTGTCGATGTAGATGCTGTTGAAGCCGCCCGTACCCTCGTGGGTCTGCTGGAAGGCGCTGGTCCCCGCCCCGATATTGCGGGTGCCGTGCATGCACTGGATGGTCACGCCCTGGTCGGCCGGAGGAGCAGTGGTGAAGGTCAGGTTCGAGCCGGAGATGGAGTAAGTCGAGGGGTCCTGGAATGAAACCGTGTTGACGTTGTCGCACGCGGTGACGTAGTACGTGGCCCCCGGCGCGGGCCGATTGGGGGTCAGCCAGCGGATCTCCCAGGCGTTGTCGCTGTCATTCCGTTGCCAGTCCACATTCTGAATGTAATCGACTGTGCCGTCGGGGGTGTTGCTGATCTTGAGGAACGGCCCGACCACCGGCCCCTCGTCCACGTCGCCCGACTGGCGGGTGGTCGGGTAGGGGTATGCCAGGACGAAGAAGACTTGCTGGCTGCCCGGGATCATGTCGGCGAAAGGCAGGAGGAAGGTCTTCGTCGAGCCGTCCCCGCGGGCGATGAACTGTAGGGCGATGGCACCACCTTTTTGGTAGTCCCGGAGGTCGGACTCCATCAGGCCAATGGCTTTGTCTGCATAATTGTAGGCGGTGTTCTGGTCGCTCCCCTTCAGCACGTTGTAGCCGAGCGCATAGCTGGCAATGAGGGGTAGCTCGCTGCCCTGGTAATTTCCCGGCCCCAGGACCTGCCCGAGGTACGTGTCGATGAACGATTTGAAGCCGGGCCAATTGGCCCGACCGGGGATGGCGGCGATGGTGGCCGCGTCTAGGAGGATCGAGGGTCCCGACATAGCTCCTCCAAGGTTAGAACGCCGGCATGGTGATTCACGGCCGCAAGAACGTATACGCCGGCATGAGACCGTTCGGTTTCATGGGTCGAGTCGCCGGCAGCAGTAATCTCGGGCTCACAGTCTGGAACGCCGGCAGTGGGGTTTCCGTGGGCATCGCTCTTTACGCCGGCAGTTCTCATCACGGGTCCACATCCACCTACGCCGGCATCGCCCATTGCGGTTCCAGTGGCTATTACGCCGGCACATCTTCCCTCGGTCTCAGAAGGGGTAACGCCGGCACATTCTCGCACGTCCCCAGGGGTTCAGACGCCGGCATGAGACCGTTCGGTTTCAGCGCAGCATACGCCGGCAAATGCCTTCTCGGGTCCACAACCTCCAACGCCGGCATGCCTCGGTACGGTATCAAAACAGCCTACGCCGGCATGAGACCGTTCGGGTCCACACCTTCCGACGCCGGCGATTAACGGTCAATTCCCGGAGTACCACCAAAACCCCGTCGGAGCCACGGCCTCGTAAATCCCCGCGGGCATGTCGGCCATCGCCGAACCCTCCAGGGTCTCGGCGTCCTCATGGAAATCGTAGACCACCGTCTGCGGGGCCATGACCGACAGGCCGGCGCTGTGCTTGACGTTGGGTCGGTCGTACCACTGGAAAACGTAATACCCTTCGGCATCGGTCTCGCAGTCGTAGAACTTGGTTAGGATTCGGCCCGTCGAGTCGGGGCCGACGACGCAGACCTTGACCGCAGTGTACGGAATCGGGGCGTCCCCGTCCAGATCGGGGTCCCAATACATGCAACGGCCGCTGATCTGGTACACCGACTGCGGGGTCGGCGGGGCGGCGACCAGGGCAGTACAGAGGAGCAGGGCGAACATGGTGAGTAAAAACTTCATCGGTCCTCCAAGTAGAGAATAGAAAGCCGGCACTCGATGTCACGGTCGCAGGACTACCAACGCCGGCACATGTTGTTACGGGTACAGAGCAATAAACGCCGGCACGTCTCTCAACGGTCACATGCTGATATACGCCGGCAAGGCTCGGGACGGTCGCAGTACCTCTGACGCCGGTAAAGCCCCATACGGACTCATGTCCCTCTACGCCGGCACGTCTTGCTACGGTCTCATTGCTCGAAACGCCGGCAAATCAGGGCTCGGGATCAACGACGTAGACGCCGGCAATACCCCTTACGGAATCACATTTACTGACGCCGGCAATGTCGCGGACGGAATCATGTCTACCGACGCCGGCGGATCATCCTCCGTAGCTGGTCGAGGCCGCCGTAGTCGTACCCGCCCCGCTTCAGACGCTCGTGCTCCTTCAACTGCTGCTCGGGCGTCCGTGGGATCGAGGGAATCGCGCCGGCCCGGACCGGCTCTTCGGAGGTCGGTCGGATGCCAAGGCGGGCGATCAGCTCCTCCAGGGGGTCGCTCATTTATCACCCTTGTAGAACGGGTTGGCCGGCGGCTCGACCTCGTGCTCCAGTATGGAAGTCTTCATGCCCTTCCACTGGTCGAGGAAGTGCGGCTTTTTCTCTTCCGGCGGGGGGAGCAGAGGAGCATCCGTCTTCCGGTCGGGGAAGTTGACGTAGCCCTCGACTACCGCCGGTGGCCGCGTATCCACCGCGATGTCGGCCGGCCCCTCCACCATACCAGTCATGCAGGGGCACATCTTGTCGGGGTCCAGGGCCGCACCGCAGTACCTACAACGGTACCCCTCTGGCTCGCCCTTGACGCAGCCACCCTCTTCACGGTATCCACGGTAGACCGCCGCCGGGACGCCGAGGGACTTGCACTGTCTGTCGACGGCCTCCTTGGCGGCTTCGAGGGCCGTGTCGAGGACCGTGACCGGCTTGTCCTCTGCCTTCCGGGCCTGAGCCTTGGCCAGTGCCTCCCCGAACTCCCGTATGGTCTTGGCGACTGGCTTGAGCTTCTTCAGCATCTCGGCGGCCATCCGCGGATGGCCGAGGAAGGTAGCCCCCGGAGGGATGAGGCAGACGGCGCAACGGTCGTCGGCCCAGCCAGGAGATAGGGGTGCCCCGCATTTCGTACAGCGCGGCTCGGCCCCCAGCTCCCGCGCCAAATCGGCGTAGGCCGGAGTCGTGGTCATCTCAACTGTGAGCGGCTGCTTCATGGCCTCCACCACGTTATAGCAGAGGGGGCAGTAGTCGTTCCCCTCCTCGACGGGCACGCCGCACCTCTGACAGCGCCGCCTACCACCCTTGAGGATGTGATGGCGGTCGAACATGGCCCTGACCTTGGCCATTGCCTCGACCTGGAGGGAGGCCGGCATCGGTTGATCCATACCCTTGTGCCAGTAGATGTCGGTGTAGAACAGCAGGTTCTTGCGGCCGTTCACCCTGTCGGCCCCCGGTGGGTTAAGGCTCCAGGCCAGGATGAACCGGGAGCCACCGACGAAGGCCAGCATCTCCAGGGCATCCAACCCTTGGTGGGTGAACCTTCGCCTGTGGGCGACGCGGATGACCTTGGGGCCGGATAGGTTGAGGCGCTCGACCATATCGTCGGGCGGGAGGTAGACCTTGGAGAGCCGCTGAATAGTACCGTCCCCCAGGCTCCTATCCATGATCGACTTCTGCTCATCGGTCGGAACGACCTCCTTAGGGAACATCCCCTTCATCTTGTTCGACGCTTCGATAAGGGCGTCGAAGTCCTCTTCGGTCGGTTCGGGGAAATACCGTGCCTCCGTTGGCTCGGGGGCGACCGGCGTCCTCGGCACCTGGATCTCCACCGGCTCGACCCGAGCCACACCGAGCCAGTAGGTGGACGGCACGTTGTCCCAGTCACACGGGGCCAGCCAGACCCGGCCCCTATTGCCACGGCCGACCGCGGCCAGGGAGGGCGGGTCACCGTTCTTCCAGAAAATTCGGTACACGCCATTCGGTAGGTCTTTTGGATTCACTGTTATACATTCTCCTACGGTGGTGAGTAGGGCCGGCACGGGTTCATACGTTCTCACAAGGATTTACACCGGCCTAGCTTCCATTATATCTTATCCCCGCTCGAAAGGGTTCCGCTCCGGCTTGTAGGTCCTGGCCACCGGCGCTTCGTCGGGCCGGCGCAGGCTCAGCTCGGGCGGAGGAGCAACCGGGCTCTTGCTCTTCCTGAATCCCTCCTTGAGCTTCTTCAGCGTCTCGGCGGGGGTCGGGTACGGCGGAGGTTCCACCTTCGGAGGAGCAGAGTCGGGCGTGTCGGCCTCGATGAGTTCGGCCGTGGCGACGATGGTCCACAGCTCCCGCGGGTCCTGGTCGGCGGGGACGTATAGCCAGTTACAAGGTGCGAGCCACTTCTGATTACAGAAGGCCACCTTACCCACCGCAGCCAGCGACTTGCCGCCATCCCTCCAGGTGATGCGGTAAACGCCGTCAACCAGGGCGTTCGCTTCGTCTCGTGTCATATCTTGCTCCTCCTTGGTTAGGGCCGGCACGAAGGTTTACGGGTCCAGAGCTTGCAACGCCGGCACGACGATCTACGTGTTCAGAGGGATAGACGCCGGCACGCTAGCGGACGGATTCAACGTAACCTACGCCGGCGATTATAGCCTACTTCTTCCCTTCTAGATACCCCTTCGCCAGGGCTGCGCCTCTCGTTCCTGGATAAAGACGGGTCACTTCCTCCATGTAATCCCGAGCTAGCTTCTGGAGCCGCGGGTCGGACTCCCGAACGCCGTCCTGGCGGAACTTCAGGGCGATGGTGACCTTGCGCAGGGCCAGGTCCTCGGTCTCGGGAGTAACCTGCGGAGGATTGGTACGAGCCATCTTGGCATCGAGGGCGCGTTGCTTCCAGTAGACGTCGAGCTTGTGCCTGGCCTCTACGTTGGCCTCGGCCCGCTCCAGCCTCTTGACGGCCTGGGCGGCGGCCTCGTCCTCCGTCATCACCGGCTCCTGGCGCATGGTCAGGGGGTTGAACTTCAGGGGCGTGCCGTCGGGGCGGTAGAGGTTAGTCCGCACTCTTGCCCGGGCCGCGGCGATGGCCCGCGCCTGCTTGATGACGTTCGGCGCGCCGGGGTCAGTCTTGACGCCGTCATTCTTCCACGACTGCGGCGGCCCGCCGGCCTGCTTCATCACCTCAGCGGCCCAGCTGTCCTTCTCCTCCTGTTGCTTACCCTCCGTCTGCTTCCACAGAGGCGGTGCGCCGGGGCCGATGCGGAACGGCGGCCCCTGGGCGCGGGCGAGTATCGGCAGGGCGAGGAGCAGAAACGTAGTTAGTACGTGTCGCATGGTGAGTCTCCAGGGCGAAGGTGAGTAAGAGCCGGCAAGACTTGCTACGGTCTCATTGCTTGAAACGCCGGCACAGCATCTTACGTTCTCAGAAGAATAGACGCCGGTCAAGGTTCATAGTCCGATGTCCACTTTCGTGTGGGTTTCCAGGTGGTGTTCTATCTGATCCCGCACCGCCTCCAGGACCTCGCGGGAGGGGTGGCCCCTGTCACTTTCGAGGAGCAGGATACTGCCGATCTCGCCCTTGTCGTCGCGGATGATGCTGGCCAGGAACAGTGTGTCGGTATAGCCATAGCTGCCCTTGGCGACGCTGACGCCGGGCATGGCCTCGCGCTTGATCTTCCCCTCCATCGGCTTGTTCCATCCCTCGACGGAGTACCTGACCTTGTAGATGCGGTTCCTGTCTACGGCCATGGGTGTGTTCCTTTCCTGGTGAGTGGTAGAGAGCCGGCACAGCATCTTACGATCTCAGAAGAATAGACGCCGGCCAAGGTTCAATCGTTCGACAATACGCCCAGCAATCGGGATAGCAGGGCGATGGGCCAGAACAGCATGAAGATGCCCAATGTGACGAACTGCTCCCGTACGTTCAAGTCGGGCAGCTCTTCCTCATCCTTCCGGTAACAGATCCACAGGAAGGTGGCGGCCCCGCACATCGCGTAGGCGGCGATGAGGCTCATGGGTTACACTCCCCGTAGATGCAGGACTCGGGATCGTTGGACAGGGCATTGAAGTAGGCGACGGCCACCGCCCGCCGGGCGTCCTTCTCGCGCTGGGTCGTGTGCAGGTCCACCTCGTCCGAGTGCTCCCTGACCTTCTCCCGGCAGGCGGGGCACTCCTGGATATGGCTGAGGCAGGCCGACATCTCGGCCACGGTCGGCGGTTCGTGGGAGCACCCCTTGGTGCCCAGGAATTCGTCGCAGGTCATTGTGCTCCTCCTTATTGGGCGAGGGTGTGTAGGGCCGGCACGGGGAGCTACGCTCACAATACCAACGACGCCGGCACTCTAACTTACGTTCCCAGTGGGAGAAACGCCAGCACTTGACGCCGCGGTCTCAGCCGAAGGAACGCCGGCACAGGGAACTACGGCCTCAGAACTTTCTACGCCGGCACGTCGATCCACGGTCCCAGGTCTCGGTACGCCGGCACTAGCGGTATCGGGCTCAGACCTACAAACGCCGGCATCCTCGGCTACGATCTCAAATGTCCACACGCCGGCCACTGACCACAGTATAACATATCCCTTAGGCGACCGCACCCGCCCGCGAGGTGGGCGAGCGGTGCAACATCGCGTGGCAGGCCAGCACGACGGCATCGGCCTCGTCGGGGTCTAGACACGCCACCACAACTCTCCGCTGACAACCCTACCTATCGTGTTCCTGTTAACGCTAAGTTCTCTAGCTAGGGCCTTTTGCCCGTTAACAGGGCACCGTTTTTTGTACCTCCTCCGAATCTCACTGACCAGGTCCCGAGTGAGCACCGCCTTGCAGTTTCTTTCACTGTGGGCATGCCTTTCCTTGGACACCATATCTTTGTGATTGTCTGTGGGTGTACCCAGAAACAAGTGGGACGGGTTGACACAGCGGATGTTATCACACCGATGGAGGACCCACTCTCCATTCGGTATTTCTCCGACTAGTAGTTCGTAAGCAAACCGATGGACCCTGATCTGACTTCCACGGATTTTGATACAGCCGTACCTTGTTGCGTCAGTCGGGCTACCAGTCCGTATCCAGCACTTACCCAGCCCGAGGATCGCCTCCGGGCCATTTTTGTTTACCTTCCACCAGAAACGAGCTGTAGGCGGGGAGAAGTTGTGAGGTTTCACGCGACGGCTCCTGCCCTAGAAGTTGGTGCCCTGTGTAGCATGGCATGAACTGCTAATACAACAGAATCACTTTCATCCGGCGAACATCCCAGAATATCGACGATGGTTTCCACGTCGGACTTTGGGTCTTTTTTATGCTTGGGTGGGAGCCATATTCTCCCCTCCTCGTTGTACTTCAAGGGAAGCGGTCCCAGCTGGCGGAGCAGCTCGGCGTACTTCCTGGGGATGGCCCACCCTCCTGGATTATACGCGGGATCGAGGAGCAATCGCAACTCACCATACATCTCAGCCCGCCTGTTCACGTACACATAACGGTCTTCCTTAATCTCCTTGCGGTCCTTCAGGGCCGTCAGCCCGCCTCGGACGGGCAAGGTCGGCGCTTCCCCGAAGGCCACCGTGCGGACCATCATCTGGAGTGGAGGAGCACGCATGCGGTCCGCGTGCTGCTTACCCCCGCCCCCGGCGTCGAAGCAGACTTGCTCCGGCTTCAGTTTGTACCGTTGCATCAGGTCGCGGGTGATCCCGACCACGACGTTCGTATCGGGCGTGGGCAGGGACATCAGGTCCATCAGGCCCAGTTCGTCCACGACGGCAAAGGCCGATTTGTCCTGGCCCTCGGCCGGGTCGATGCCGAGGCCCTTGGCGGTCCGCAGCTTGCCCGCGATGCGGAGGTCGCGCTCCATCGCCTGGTCGAGCCACTCCCTGGGGAACAACATCGTCCCCCGGCCCTTGTAGAACTCGGCCTTCAGCGATACGCTCTGCTCCTCCTCGGTCATGGTCCGCAGGTTGTCCGTGTACTCGGCCAGGCCCTTGACGCCCGGCGTCACTGTCTTGTAGGACGGCTCGAAGCCCTGCGCCCGCTCCTTCGTAGCCAGCTTGATGTTGGGGCTGTCGGTCGCGCTGATGTGGATGACGCGGCGGAGGTAGCGGCCCTCCCTCTGAGGGTCGGGCAAGTCGCCACCGGCGTCCTCCGTGCCTGGGCGGCCCTCGACGGCATGGCGGAAGAAGTTATTACAGGGCCACGGGTTGCCAATGACCAGCGCCCGCTCGAACCAGGTCTTGGCCATGGTCCAGTAGCCCTGCGGGACGGAGCTGGCCTCGTCCACGACGAACAGGGTCCGCGGAATATCACCCCAGTCCATCGAGCTGTTGGCTATGTACTGGGCCTCGTCGGGGAGGTTAGCCCAAACCGCCGGGGCCATCGCCATCGGGTTGGCGTGGTGTCCCTGCATCGCCGCCAGCGTGTCCTGGGAGGCGACCATGCCCACGAGGTAGGAGATGGGGCAGCGCTCTTTGTTGTGGAATTTGCGGATGTCCTGGTGTTTGACCTGGAGGACGCCGCCCTTATCGACCGTCAGGGGCAGCCGCGAGGTCTGGAGGAACCGGCCGATCTCGCCCCAGAGGACCCTCAAGTGGTCATCCTTGGCCGAGGTCGTCACCACGCGGCACGGGTGGCGGGTCAAGAAAAACCAAAGAACAATGAAGCCGGCAACAAAATCCTTGCCTAGTTTGTTGCCCGCGGGAACAAACGATTCCTTGTTGTCGCGGACGCTGAGGATAATGCTACGTTGTTTGTCGTAGAACCGAACGCCCGGCCAGCAGGCCCTGGCAAGGATGAACGGGTCCGCGCCGGCTCGGGCCAGGGCCGCATCAAGCTCTTCACGGGGAGTCATGGATTAAACGCCAGCACTTGACGCCGCGGTCTCAGCTCCTCGCACGCCGGCAGAACCCACTACGATCCCACGATTATTGACGCCGGCAATGGTGATTCCGTCAACATGAAAGACAACGCCGGCGGTTAAGGAGGGGAGACGGGCACCATACTCCACGGTCCCAATGCCGGCATCGCCCGACCTCCCCTTTGTCATCTGGCCGGCAGAAACCTCTGCGGTCTCATCGTCGGATACGCCGGCAATGAGCTACTCGCCTCCATCGTTGCCTACGCCGGCAATGGGCTCAACGGTCTCATCATCGCGCTCGCCGGCAAATCTCCGCACGATCCCAACACCTCATCCGCCGGCACGTCATGCAACGGGATCAACATGACACCCGCCGGCGATTATCCTCTGCCCCTACTCGTCAAGTCCAACACCTTGACCGGCCGCGGAGGAGCAGGACTCGCTTCCGCGTCGGTGGCCGTCTCCTTGACCGGGTCGGGGGTCATGATATATCGGTACGAGAAGTTGCTCGGGGTAACCACGAAGCGCAGGCCGCGGTCCGGGCCGCTCTTGCAACGGACCAGCACTTTTTGCTGGTACGAAGGCACGTCGAGGACAAAGGACACCGGCGTATAAACGTGGCCGCGCCGGCCCGCCGGGTAGTCGCATGCGTAAAGGTAGTCGCGGCCGGTGATAATACGGAAGCCATCGTCCGCGATTATCTCCAGCCTATCTTGGTGAGTGGCAGTCATTTCTTGCTTCCCTGGTTAGGTCCGCCGGCAGAAGAGTAGACGGTCTCACAGGTCAGCACGCCGGCGGTCAGTCGATTCAGGTGTCCGGACTCGGTCCATCCACCCGTTCATAGGTTACGTGGATAAACGCCTCGCAGACTCTCTCCATCGCTCCGCCCCCGTCTTGAGGTTGTGGCGCGTGCTCCACATAGGAGCACCTGCCAATCCTACTCTTTAGATCCGCCCTCGGCGGATGCACGTACAGCTGACTGGTCCCGTCCAGCAGCCCGCAGTAAACACCAATCCAGGTCTCTGTAACGCCGTGGAGGAGCATTTCCTGACGGTGGCCGTGGTCACAGACCACTTTGATTCTGTAGACCTCATCAGCCACGCCCCCTCCCGTCTCTTGCTCCTACAAGCCGGCACCGCCGACTACGGTCTCACGCGAGCCAACGCCGGCACCGATGTCTACGGTCTCAAGGACGCGAACGCCGGCATGAGACCGTTCGGTTTCAGTGTACCTTACGCCGGCACATGCGTCACCGGGAGCACATCTCCTTACGCCGGCGGCTCGATGACCCTGGCCTCTACGGATATGGGCACCTGCTGCCCTCCCTCGCGGGCGTCGCGCTCGGCCACCCGCGCCGCCACGATGGCATCAATCCGATCCTCCACCTCATCCGGAGGGTCCCCCGGCTTGGGCAGGCTCTGGACCACCGAGGCAATGTCCCAATTGACCACCTGGGCCTGGACCAGTGACTCCTTCGGTGGGTCCACCCCGAGCATCTCGCGGACGGCCTTCGCTGCCTCCATGATGTTGCGCATGTAGACCGACTCGGGTAACCGGCCCCAGGTCTTAGTAACTGTCTTACCGGGTGGCGTGAACACGCCCGTGCCCTCACAGGCTTCGCAGGCGTTGCCCTCTCTAAGGATGCCCGCGCCCTTGCAGCGCTTACAGGGCCATCCTCCCTCATATTCCTCTGAGGTCGTCTCCTGGGCGTCCATCTTGGACCTCTGCCAGGCCAACCAATTCTCGTTAATGATTATGAACTGTAAGTCGATCAGGTCGTTAAGGGCGTGTTGCCTGGACAGGAAGCGGACATGGCCCCCGTCGGCCCTTATGAGCTTCAGATCGTTAACGATGGTCGGCTGGGATACGCCGATGCACTTGGCAATCTCCGTGGTCGAGAAGCCGAGCTTCCAGAGGCGGGAGGTTTCCATCAGGTCAACGTCGCGCTGCACCCTCGGCCGCCTGTCTCTACAAGTCCGAGCCACCTTATAACCGCCTTATAACCCGAGGAGTAAAAGGTTACGCCACCTTATAACCCACACTACGCAATTACTGTACCGTCCCCCGGCGCATTCTGTCAAGTGACCGCCGTCCCTTCACGCGATCTTCTCAGGTCCCTCCCCAGGGATGATGTGGGAGCGGCGCGCCCGGCGCAGTGCCCCCTCCACTCTCCGGACGGCGTACTTCGATAGGTACTTCTCGCTCAGGTCGATGCCGACCCCGCGCCGGCCCTGAAGTACCGCCACCATCAGGGCCGTGCCCGAGCCCACGAACGGGTCGAGGACCACGCCCGGCACCGTCGGATGCTCCTCCAGGGGCAGGTCGCTCTCGTAGCGATACCTGGTCACCCACCTTTCCTTCCCCTGGCTGACCACCTGGCCCTTCAGCTTGACCTTGTAGGCCACCTGCTTACCCCGGCACGAACAGGTCGGCTCCCAGCCCACTGTCCTGACCACCGTGCAGTGGCGGGCCGGGTCGCGGTTGCCGGTCTCGTCCGACGACTTCCTCACGTCACCGTCCCCGTCCTCATATGTCTTACTCTCCCGCGCCGGCCGCGTCGGCAGCCGCTTCCTCTCCACGACCCGCCGCCACGGTGCCTTGCACAGGTCACAGCAGCCGTGCTCCGAGGTACTCGCCAGGATCATCGGCTCGACCAGCTTGGGCGGGAACGTGGCGAAGTGTGCTCCCTTGTAGCCGGGGGAGCCGACGGTCCAGACCGAGCGCTTGTTGGCCCTATTACCAGTCCGCATAACAGCGCCCAAGACTCCGTTCCCGCTCGGTTTAGTCCCGGCCGCCCCCGCCTGTGCAAGACTACCTGTCTTCTTGTCCTTCCCCGATTTTCCTCCAGTCACTCTTTCCGCGGGCTCAGCGTCTGTCTGTATCGCCATGTAGTCGAAGAAGTAACCCGACCCCTTCTTGACCAGCTGAAACACGTACTCGTGGGCCTTGCTACACCGGGTCTTGACGCTCTCGGGCATCGGCCCCGGCTTGTGCCAGATGTTGTCCTGACGGAGCACCCAGCCGTCGGCCCGCAGCGCGAAGGCCACGGACCAGGGCACGCCGACCAGGTTGCCGGAGGGAAGGGGCATCCGCTTCCGCGTCCTGACCGACGTACCGTGGTTAGACAGTTGCAGAGGACTGGTAGCACCCTGACCGCCCTTGCTGCCTCGACCCCCTCCCGAGTAGGTGTCGCCGATGTTCAGCCAGAACACGCCGTCGTCACGCAGCACCCTCCAGATCTCCCGACAGACCAGGACCATGCGGCAGACATAGCAGGCGTTGGGCCAGTCCTGCTCTGCACAGTTCTCGCCCCTGGCCCAGCGGAGGCAGTCGGGCTGGGCCTCGCTGCCGAGCTGGGCGTCGAAGCAGCGCGCCCCGCAACGGCCACAGTGGGACACGTAGGGCATGTCACGCTCGGCATGGGCGGCCGCGCTGATGCGGTGCATCTTACCGTGCTCCTTGTCCTGCCTCGGGATAATGAGCTTTCTATGGTTACAACCCGGATCGCCGCCCGTCCACTTGGCCGTCTGGTAGTCCCGCAGGCCCCAATAGGGCGGGCTGGTCACCACGCAGTGGACCGACTGCGCCGGCATCTTGCGGAGGACTTCGAGCACGTCCCCGCAGTAGAGCCGGACCGACTTCCTGTCCGTCGTCTCCCAAAAAGGTCGGAGTGGTGGTAATGGCATTGCTCCTCTCTTTCCGTGTCCGTAGTAGTCTGTCAGTAATCGGCCCTCCCGAGGATGCGGCAGAGCCGGACGCCGTTGCCGGAGAGCAAGTAGTCCTCACGCACGGGAAGGCAGTTGCGGTCCTGCGGGTGCCACAGGTGCTCCTCGCGCTCCAGGCGGGCCATGAGCACTCGGATCTTCGCGTCGCTACCGGGCTCAGCGTCGGTCGGCTCGGCCGGTAAGGGCAGCGGCAATTTGACCCGCGTGCCTAGGCTGGGCGTCTTCTGGGCTGAATTCCCCTTGAGCACCGGGTAAAGTTCTCTGATCGCCGGACTGCGGTGACAGCCGTTACAGAGACCGCGGCAGGGGTGCCAGGTCTTCTTCTTGCAGTGGAAGCAGACGGCCTGTTCGGCCCTCCTTCTAACAGGAGCACTTTGCTCCTCTAGCAGTGTACTCGGCAGGATGAGGTCGGTCAACACGGAGAGCCCCCTTTCCGGCAATACGTCGGTAGCTGGTAGAGATCGGCCACAGGACCAGTATACACGAAGTCGGCCCGGCCCGCGTCCTGCCTAGTCCATGGCGTAGTCCGGGTCCTCCGGAGGTGCCGGCGGCTCTTCGCCCGTGGCGGCGTGGTAGAGGCGCTTGAGACGGGTGGTCAGGCGGTAGTGCCTCCGGTTGCCGATACCCTCGTTGGGCGAGAAGACCTCGGTGACGCCGATCTGGCACAGGAAGCGGAGCAGTTTCTTCTCCTCGTTCTCCGAGTGGTTCGTGTAGTACATGATGGTGCCGACGCCGGCCCCCTCCGCGCCGACCCGGTAGAGGGCGCGGGCGATGTCGAGGGTGGCCCCGCGCGACGTGTCCAGGGCCGTCTGCCGCACCCGCCGCTCCACCTCCGCGTCCACCGAGTCCTTACCCAGGACGGCGCTCAGGCAGACCGACAGGCGGGCCAGCTGGCCGACGAGCCGGCTGCTGAACTCGCGCTCGCTGATCTCTTCCTGGAGCTTGGAGGGCCTCGCCCGCATGTAGGCGACGAACGTCCCGTAGTCGATGCAGCGCTCGGCGTAGTCGTCGGGGACCAGGATGCCGCGGAGGAGGGCTTCCGCGTTGTCACGCAGGTACTCGACGTAGCCACCGGTCAGCTGCTTCGCCAGTATCTTCTCCGGCGTCTCCCGGCTCTCGGGCGTGCCGTCGGCGATGACGCGGACGGAATTGACGGAGCGGTAGAAGACGCGCCGATTGACCTCCCTCTCCAGGACCTCGTCGATGGCGGCCATGATGACGCAGTCGAGGAACCGCTCCCCCAGCTCGCTGGAGTCGAGGCGGCGGAGGGCGTTCGTGCCGCACAGAATCCAGGTCATGCGTACGTCCTCGTAGTCGCGGCGGACGCCGTGGCGGTAGTGGACGCGGCAGGTGCAGTCGTAGAGGTCGCGGGCCTCACTGAGGATCTGGGCCAGGTTGGGCGCGGACAGCAGCGTGTCGCCGTCCTTCGTGACCAGGGTCTTGCCGTTAACGAGGGGTACGAGGCCGTGGTCGATGGCCCCCTCGCGGTCGCTCTTGTACCCCGAATGGAAGCCGCGCATGGTTGAGTTCGAGAATACGTACTTCTTGGCCACCGCCAGGGCCTCGCACAAGGTGCTCTTGCCCGTGGACGCCGGCGACACCACCTTCAACCAGATCGGGTCCCCGAGCGTCTTCGTGGACAGGACCGAGGCCAGGCACAGGGAGAGGCAGCGGTCAAGGCCCTCGATCCACTTCATGCCGCTGCCGCGCCAGGCGTTGACCACCTCCGACCAGGACGAACAGGGCAGGCACTCCAGGCCGACCTTGCCGTCCGCCGCGGACGTGGCCGACCGGCCGGCCACCCACTCGGCCGGGATCGGCGCGGTCATGGTCAGCAGCTTACCGAAAGCAACCGCCCGCCCGGCCGCGCTGTCGCCGCCTTCTTCCCGGATGAAGTCGCGGATGTCGTAGCCGTCCTTCCGGTCCGGGTCGTAGCCGTCCGGACCCCAGCGAATACAGGAGACCGACTCGGGCTGCTGCTCGGCGCAGGCCAGGACCTCCGCGGCGTGCTTCATGCCGGCCCAACCGGCGGAGGGCTGGCCGTTCTTGGGGTGGTCCGAGTCGTAGAGGAGCACGACCTTCTTCCCCGCGAACAGACCGCACCAGCGCTGGTCGAAGACGTTGCACGACGGGGTGGACAGGACCGCGTATTCGGAGCCGAGGCTGGCGCTCTTGCTGGCCGTGGCCACCACCTCCCCGGCCCGCTCCCCCCACTTGGAGCCCAGCAGTGTTTCCCAGAGCACCATCCCGTCCCACGGCCCCTCCGTCACGAGGACGGTATGGGCCTTGGGGTTAAAGTGGGGCACGCCAAACAGATAATGGGTGAACCCCTTCGTGGCCAGCAGGTAGTGCCGCCGCCGCGGCCGGCTGTAGACGTAGCGGTAAAGCTGGAGGAGCCGGCCGTCGGTGGCGTAGCCCGGCAACAGCCACTGGCCGTCCACCGCCGACCGGCCCGCCGGCCAGTCCTGGAGCGTCTCCGGGTAGAGCAGCCCGCGCTCGGCCGCCAGGCCCTTGTAGTCCTGCCCGGCCGTGCGCTCGTCGGAGACCTCCCAGAGCTTCTGGAGGAACGTGGTCGCGTTCCCCTGCCAGACGCACGCCTTGCAGTCGCCCTTGCTGTTCCCCACGTTGACGTGGAACTTCTGTTCCCCGCCACAGAAGGGGCAGTCCCCCCGCGCCTGCTCTCTGCCCTCCCAGTCCAGGTCGAGGCCGTGGGCCAGATAGGCGGCGACCCCCTCCGGGGCCTCGCGCGTTTTCTCCTTGTCCCTCTTCGTAGTCGGCACGTTAACCTCCCCGTTGTCCCGGAATCCGGAGGAGCAGCCTTGCGGTCCGCTTGACTGCTCCCCTACAATATGACTAGCCCACGACAGACACCGACACCACCTACCCAGAGGAGCAAGACATGGCCACCGCCACGACACCCGACAAGAAAAACGGTAAGGCGGAGCCCACCTGGAGGGACTACCTGCCCAGCATGGTCCAGGTCCGCATCATGCTGGCCCTGGGCGGCGCTGAGCTGTCCCGCCGCGAGATCGCCAAGCGGGCTGGCATCCACTCCACCACCGTGGTCCAGGGTCTCGGCCGGGTGGACGCCGACGGCATGTACGACCCCGAGGCCAGCAACCAGATGGAGACGGTCGGGGAGGACTGGCTCGACCGCCAGGGTAACCGCTGCCGGCGGGCGACCAACTATCCGTCCCTCCTGACGCTGGGCTACATCCGCTCCAGCTACGACCCGGCCCGCGGGGCCGTCTACCAGGCCACGGCCAGAGGAAGGAAGGCACTGGAGAAGGCCAGGCCCTACGTTACCAAGGCGCTGCTGGCCCGCAAGCAGGTCAACACGAAGCCGGCCGACCCCGTAACGGTCAGGCCGAAAAAGACGAAGAAGACCACGAAGGCCGCCAAGAAGTAATGCCCAACCCCTCCCAGGGAGAGACCCCAGAGGAGTATTGCTCCTCTGGGGTTTTCCTTTGCCCGGCACCAACAGCTACGGTCCCAGAGCCACGAACGCCGGGCACGTCCTCTAGTACATATCCCGATTCAGACGGTAGCCGTCCCAGCCCTCGACCAGGGCTCGGAAGGCGAAGCCCAGCCCCTTCTTACCAAAGTCGAGGGCCAGCTTCACGCGGGCGATCTTGTAGTCCTCCCAGGGCGCGCCCGCGATGATGACCCTCTTCGACCGACTGGAAACGACCCGGGCCAGCTCGACCGCCCACTCGGCCCCGACCGTGCCGCTAACAGGAATAAACTGGTACTTGCCCGGGCAGCACTTCGGGCAGTCGCACGGCACCTTACCCTTTCCCCTGCGGGCCTTTCCCTTTCTCCCCTTCATGATCATGGTCCCTCCTTTCCGTCTGAGGTGTTTCCCGGTAGGTGTTACAGGTCCTCCTGGTCGAATACCGACACTTCCTCCGCCCGCTCACGTAGGCGTAGCCGAGGCCGACCAGTTCCGAGCAGCGCCTGCTGACCCCCCTCTGCTTGCCACGGAGGGCCGAGTACTCGTCCAGCTCGCGCTGGGTGGAGTCCGGGTACTGGCGGATCAGGCACAGACACTCCAACTTCATCCCCGCCAGGTTGGGCGCGACCGCGTGGGCCGCCTCGGCGCTCGTGGCCGGGTCCCCCCTGCGGTACAATTTCTTCGGGTCGCCCTGGTCAGGTCCAGTCATTGCTCCCCTCCTTTCTTCCTCACGAGAGAGTCACTCCCTCCCCCCAGTGGGTCGGGTGGTACTTCATGCCGACCGGAGTGGGGATGCCGAAATCGGTGCTGCCGCCCATCTCCATCAGAGACCGTAGTATCCTAACACGGTTCAGGTTACTACTGCCCCCCGGGGCCAGACCTTTCATCTCCGCCACCGGGTCCCCGACCTTCGGCAGATCAAACACAAGTTCGTCGTGCTGCTGAATGGCGATGTTGCCGTCGTAGCCGTCCTCCCTGCCCCATTCGGTCAGCCGGTCCGAGCAGCGGACCATCGCCTTATCCGTCCACCACATGGCCGAGCCCTGGATCATGTAGCAGAGCGGCTTGGTCGGCTCGACGCCGCGCTCCGTCCTGGACACAAGCAGCGGGTAGCCGTGGTCGGGGTCCACCGTCCGGTCGGGGATCGTCTCGACGTACCCCTTCTTCTCCGCGCCGCGGACCACGCGCCGGTTCAGCTCGGCCATCCTCCTGAAGCGATCATCGATCTGGCGGTAGGCCCCCTTTCTATGAAACGTGGCATCACCCTTGCGCTCCTGGCAGCCGTAGAGCTTGGCGAAGTCCCCGTTCTTGCACCACTGATACCAGGACGCCTCGTAACGCTCCTTGCAGTGCGGACCCACCTTCTCGAAGCCGACCTCCCGGAGGGCCGCCTCCCAGATGTCCGGGTAGACGGTGTGGAAATTGAGGAGGTGGTTGCTCCCGTAATAGGGCGGCTCGTCGGGCTTCTCGAAGAGGGCGATCATCTCCTTCTCGTCACACAGGTAGGCAGGCAGACGCAGCTCCAGGTTTTTGGCGTCGAGGCTCCACCACTCCCGGCCCGGCGCGGGGCCGAACACGAAGCGGATGTTGAACTTCTCCTGCTTCGAGATGTTGGCCGAGTTGGGGTTCTTGAACGACCACCTCAGAGTGTCCGTACCAGTCGGGTTGAGAGACGGGAAGAGCCGGAACCAGCCGTCGCCATCGGAGACGCGGGAGCAGAGGTACTCGGCCACCGCCCCCGGGTCCTCGCAGCCCAGAGGCAGCATGAAGCGGCCATAGCCCTTCAGGTAGGTCGCCGCCGTGGACCGCCGCCTCCGGCCCAGCAGCGACTCGATGAACTCCAGCTGATCGGCCGCCTCTAACGTGGCCTCGTACTCTTCCAGGGTGGCCCGGTCGAGGCTCGGGTTGCCCGTCTTGGGCGAGCGTTTCAGGGGGAGCAGAGAGAGGCCGCGCTTGCCATACATGAACTCGGTCAGGCTCCGGTTGACGTTGCCGTCGGGCAAGACGAGTTCGTAGCCGCGGTCGGCGGCGATCCTCCGGCAGACGCCGCCAGCCGCCTCCCCCTCGGTGACGTAGCGGCGTGTCAGGGACAGCCGGCGGCCGTCGTTGAGCGTTATCCCCCGCCGCTCCATGCCGTGGGCGATCTCGGGCAGCCGGCAGGGGACGGCCGCGAAGACCTTGCCGAGGCCGCGCCGGTCGATCTCGGCGCGGAGGGCCAGCCAGAGGAGCATGGTCGTCTCGGAGTCCTTGAGGGCGTAGGCGGACAGGACCGTCCACCAGGGGTGGTCGGGCTCGTGGCCGAAGAAGGCGCACAGCGCCCGTGGCAGCCAGTAGTCTTGTCTCCAGCACTCCCCCTTGGCGGACGGCATCTCGGGCAAGCCCGCGCCGGCGATGCGGAAGGCGGCCAGCTGTTCGTCCTCTTCGTCGCCCTTGCCCTTCTTCAGCCGCTGGCGGGCCGACTGCACGACCCGCCGCGCCTCCTGCGTGGCCTTCTTGAGCCGGTCCTCATAGGGCTGGATGTCCTCGCCCAGATACTCCGAGGCCATGTCAGTGAGGTTGTGGGGCAGATTACTGCCCAGCAAATGTCCGGCCGGCAGCGTGTCACGGACCAATATCCAGGGGAAGCCGTCGAGGATGCCGGGTAGGATCGAGGCCAGCATATGAATGTCGAACTTGGCATTCTGGAAGACGAGGGCGTGTCGCTCCCGCACGTCCGCGGAGAACTTCGACCAGCCCTTCGCCTGGTCGAAGAGGACCTTGATCTCCGCCAGGTCGCCGGGTGGTATCTCCGGTTGGCGGGTGACGGGGTCCACGTCCCACTCCCAGTGAGTCTTCTTCCCTTCATCGTCACAGGTCGTCACGAAGAAAGGGCGTGCGCCGTGGCGAAAATCCACGCCGGTACACTCGGTATCTATTGCCAGCATACGTCTATTCCTGGGGGAAGAGGGGGCCGGCACGGAATGCAACGGTCCCAGTGTCAATCACGCCGGCCCAGAGGAGCAGTTAAGTTGTCAAAGGGCCGGCACCAGGAGCTACGGTCTCACGGGATACCACGCCGGCCAGTAGGTTGTGCGGCAGCTTTACCCACTGCCGCGGAGGACACATCTCCAGCATTCGCCCAGAGGGGAAATGATTTTGGAGCGTCCAGGGATAATAGGGCCGGCACCATGCGAAGCGGTCTCAGGTGGGTGTACGCCGGCCAATAGCATCAGCGCCGGACCACGGGAGCACCGGCGGCCTCCAGGGCCAGGAGCCGGCGGACCTCCTCGGCCGCCTTCACCACATTCTCCCCCCACGAGATGTAATCATAGAGGGAGTCCTCCGTATCCTCATCGCTGCTCTGCCGGGCCGGGCAATCGAGGCAGACTTTGACCAGTTCATCGACGGCCTCCTCGGCGCGGCTGGAGTCGCGGACGGCCACGCGGTCGAGGGCGCGCTCCAATCTTCGTAGTCGTTGCTTCAGTTGTCGGGCCACAGTAGGATCCTTTCGTGTAAGTGGGGCCGGCAGAAAGGGCAACGGTCTCAGGCGATGAGACGCCGGCCGTGTACGATGCCGGGCTTTACCCACCCGGCGGAGGGGCCGAGAAACCGCGTAAAGCGGCCCCAGGGTACTGGAGGTACTCTACCCCATTTCCTCCAGGGCGTCCCAGGACACGTCCTTGTACGTGGTCTTCTGGTCGTCCTGGTTGAGGAGGTTGACGGTCCTGTCGGCCGTGTTGACCTTCGTGACCTTGGCCTCGACCTTGAGGGGCTTCTTCGACTTGGGGTTGACCGCCGGCTTGCCCGTGTTGGGGTCAATCGGGCGGTAGCGGTAGACCTTGCGCAGCACGGGCGGCGGCTCCCCCTGGTCCTCCGCAGCAGCAGTCTGGGTGGCCGAGGCTGTAGGAGCAGAGGGTGCGCCGGCCCGAATCCTCTGCACGACCGCGTCCCAGCTGTCGGCCTCCTGGATCTCCTTCTGGCTCATGCCCGCTGCGAGACCGGCCGAGGTCAGCCGTTCGGCAGCGGCCTCCCCGGCGGCCGTCTCCTGCACGGCCAGCTCAATCAGGGCCTCGTAGTCATCCATGTTGACGGTGCTTGCTCCTCCACCCCCACCCTGGAACTCGTTGAACGTCTGCTGACCCGCGCCGGCCAGCCCGTTGCCGCTCGGCTTGCCCGTCTGATCGACGACGTGGGCAGCGGCCTCGACCTCGGGCGGGGCGTCGCAGCGACCCAGCCACTCGATGTTGACGAGCCGCTCCTTGCCCGCGTAGGGGTTGGCCGTCTCCGCCGCTTCCCGCGTGGGCCAGGAGCGGTCGTTTTTGTCGCCGGTGAGAATCCAGCTGCCGTTGGCCGACTGCTCGATGTCCTGCTGCTTGCCCCGCCAGCTGCGGAAGTGGAAGCAGGGGGCCGCCTTCTTGAGCATGGCCATCGCCGCCTGGATTTTGGCATCGTCGAGGAGGCCCTGCTCATTGACCATCATCTTGTCGAGCACGCCCAGGGCGCGGAGGTTGTCCACGACGAAGGTGAAGTGGTCCCCGAACGACTTCCTTTTGCCCCCGCTCCGGGGCGTGTCGTAGAGGGGCACGGACCGGCTGAAGGTCATCCCTTCCGTCTTGGTATTGCCGTGCGTTCTGGGCAGGAGGATGACCGCAGTGGCGATCCACTGCGGCTTGCCTTTGGTCTCCCCCTCCTTGTCGATGAGGGCGTAGCGGCAGTCGGTCAGGCGGACGATGCCGTTGTTAATCCCCGGCGGGACCTGCGGCCGGCCGATCTCCGGGTCGCGCGCCAGAATGGTCTTGCCGAGGTTGGCGATCTCGGCCGCGCGGCTGGCGAAACTGATGGACTGTTGGACCTGTCCAGGCATGATCATTCCTTTCCGTTCGTGTTAGTGGAAACTATTGGACAGCCTACGATTATAACATTTTCGGGCGTCGTCAACTCGCGTTAAAAGGGCTCGGCACCTACCCCAGAATAGCGGCGATCTTGGACCAGTTCGGGTCCACGATGGCGTCGGGGAGGTCCACGTCGGGAGGCACCCGGAAGCCGGTCTGGTAGACCGGGTTGCGGCCGACGCGGAGGCAGTACTCGGTCTCCCCCGTGGGCACCTTGATCTTCTCGGGCGGGCCACCGGCCACCGACACTTCCTGCCACATCTCCTTCTTGCGGATGAAGGTCTGGCCGATGTTGTCGGCGGCCCCGTCGAGGAACTCCTTGCTCCCCGGCGTCAGGGCCGACCCGACGTGCGGCTGGAGGATCTCGGCGCTGACGTTCGTGTTGGTGAAGTCGCGCTCGTGGGCGATGACCACGACGTTGGTCTGATAGAGGTCGGCCAGGGCGAACAGCTTGGCCAGTCGCTCGTTGGTCTGCTGGTTGACCACTCCCCACTGCTCCTGTCTTAACATGCCCCAGTTGCGGACGATGGGCACATCGGCATAGCCACCGACTTCCTTGATCAGGATGCTCTGGAGGCCGCCGGCGTGGTCGAGGGCGACCGTGGCGTAACCTTCGTTGGCCGCCCAGACGATGAGATAGTCGAGCTGGGCCGACGTGGTCAGGCGGGCGAAGGACACTCCCAGCTCCTGTCCCCGCAGGGTCAGGGAGAACACGGACACGCCGCAGTCAAGTTTTGTCTCCCCCGACCTCCCCGTGCAGACGCTCTTGGTCCCGTCCTCCGTCCCGATCAGGAGGAGCGGCTTCGGGAAGCTGCACGCCAACCTCGTCTTGCCCGTCTTCGACCGGCCATAGACCGATAGCTTCACCCCCTTGACCTGCTCCCCCACTGCCGCCGGCTGGGCCGTCCGCGCCTGGACCGGCCGGGCCGCCGTCTGGTTGTTTGTTGGACTTTGCTTCTTGATTGTCGGCATATCTACGCTTCCTCCAACCTATGGTTAATTCCTTACGCAAGATTAGCACGTCCTTCGGGGCCGCGAAGCCCAGGCGGACGAACTCGCCCCACACCTCCAGTACACGGACCTTGACGTTCCCGATGACGATCCACTCGCCCTCCCTGGTACCGATAATCTTCTTGTTCTTCCCCTTACCCATCATACCTCCTTCGGAAGAGGGAGGGGGGCCGTGGGCGCGGCCCCTGGGGTTGGTACTTACTCTTCCATCTCGGCGGCTTCCTCGGGCGTGAGCATCCGCTCCTTTTGGAGCATTTCGATTGTTCCCCGAAGAGCTTCCATCATCTCGTGGGCTCGGGCTAGGTTGAGTTCCAGGTCCTTGATTCGGGCATCCTTCTCCTTCAACAAGTCCTGAAGGTGCTCCACTTCGGTCTTGGCTTCCTTGACCTTACCCTTTTCGACCTCGATGGTTTGCTTCATCGACTTGAGTTCCGCCAAGGTAGCCGTCTCCCGTGGCTCCTTCTTGACCGGCTTCTTGGTCTTACCGTTGGTCTGGGCTTTGTCCTTTTGGGAACGAAGGGTCTCAAGCATCTTGAGCCGCATATCAGCCAGGTTTCCTCCCTCCCATTCCTTCCTAGAAGGAAAGAGCTTGAACATCTGGAACAGCTCCAGAAAGTTCGCACAGCAGGTATCACGGACCCTAGCCGATAATTCTTCCACAGGGGACTTGCTGGCTTTCTGCATGTCCGCGGCGAAGTGAGGGTCTTCGTAGACTCTCACAAGGAGAGATACCCGTTCATACAGAGTACCTCCCGATTGCCGGACCAGTTTGTCGTGTTGCTTGAGCAGCTCTTTCCACACTTGCGTTTGCGCCACTGGTAGGATCTCCTTCCAAGTCTTCCCTCGTAGAATCATTTCTATGGTGCTTTCAGTGACGAGGAACCACCGAGACACCTTTGTTAAACTCCCGTAGAACGGGTTGGACCTCCAAATACCTGTAGCTATTGGGTAGTCCCAAAGAAGTGCTCTTATACAAGCTACTTGCTCCGTAGTCAGTTTGCAGTGGGCGTTATGCCTTCTCCCCTTCAGATAATATGCCCCGTAGCATTTTCTACACACCCTAGCTTTATCCGTTCGGTGACATAACCTACTCTCCCCACAGACTGGACACACTCTTGGCAGAAACGGTAGGTCCTCCAAAAGCAAGTTCCCTAAGGTACAGTTGAGAGGGTTGCCATCTATAAAGTCGATTCTTTGTAGTTCGCTGCTTGTTAATCTTCTTTCCAGAAGCTCTTCCAATAAGACCACCGACTTTCTTTTCCACCTCGGCCCCTCTGCCACCTTGATGTAGATTTGCTCCAGCGGCCGGCGATGCTCTTCCCCCCGTGTCTGGATGGTGCTAGGAGGGGGTCTCCTCACCTTTTCTGTACCGATAGGTTGAGCAGCTTCTCTACGACCCCCCTTTACCCCACACAGCTTCGAGCAATACTCTTGGCGATCTACTCTCTGATTGTAGCTGTTTCTTGACTTGTTGGTAGAAATAACAAATGGATCTCCGCAGTATTTACATATCTTGGTAGTCTCTCCTGGAGGATTTCTCTTATCCAGCCATTGACACTGGTGAGAGCAGTATTTTTGGAAGCGCCTCCTGTAAGTGCGATTCGAGGTCGGACCTCCTTCAACGAAGATAGGATTTCCACACCTCAAACACAGCTTGATGATCTCTGGAACAATCTTTGCCCTAGACCTTACAGAGCATCGTTTAGAACAGAACCTCTGCTTACTGTTCGGCCCTTGCCGATGCTCGTACCGGCGATGGCAATACTCACAAGTTGCAGGTGTTAGAGGTCTAGCCCAATACCCGTGGCTAAGACATAACCCCCTAGCATGAACCTCCTCTAAGCAACCCGGCGCAGTACATGTTCTACTCATTATTACCCCTCCAGTTCCCCGAACAGCGTGTCCACCCTACGTAGGCCACCCATGCTTCCTTCATCGAGAAAATAGTCGAGGTCGTCCACGGTCCCCTCCAGCTGGGGCATCCACAACCCATAAGGTGTTCTCCAGCTAACGGCCCACTCCGGCAGAGCCCAGGGCTTCTCCTTCCTCGCAATGACAGCATACCATAGACATAGTTGCTCCAGGACCGGGTCGAGGCACTGGCGGCGGAACTTGTCGAGGTCGACCGTGGACACCTCCACGTTCCAGCGCATGAAGTAGGTCTCCGGCTCGGCCCTGATGATATCCGCCACCCGTTGGTAGAAAGCCTCCTTGCTCTCCTCCGGCTTGGTCTTGGTGGCTTTGTGGCGGACGATGCTGCCCTTGCCGCCGGAGAGAGGCCGGCGCACGACGTTGTAGCGGACGCCGGCGACCTTGGTATTACCCTCCGACCACTTCAAAGAGTCCTCCCCGTTCCCGCCTACCTTCTGATACTCCTGGAGGGTCACCAGATACAGCATGGTCTGGAGGTCGAACTTTAGTTGCCGCTGGAGCTGGGCCTCGTTGATGTCCCCCTTGGTCTTGTTCTCGGCCAGCCATATTTCCTTGCTGACGAGGTCCACGCTGTCCCACTTGCCCTTGACATAAACGGTGCGACCGGAGGGTAGCTTGATCGGCACGCTAAATACCTGCTCCTGGAGGAGCGGCTTGCGGGCCTTGACGTCGGGGTGCCTCCGCCAGTGGCCGACGTAGATGGGGAACTGGGTCTTGCAGACATTGTACCAGTGGTCCACCTGCTGCTGGCTGGTGGGGAACTGCTTGCACAAGCCGGCGGCGTATTCCTTTAGCGGCCCCTCCCACTCGGTACGGAAGGGCTCGACCATACCCGGGTCGAAGGCTGCTGTGCCAGCCAATGCCTCCTCACACTTGTGCCACATCTCGCCGTAGTGCATCCGGTGGCTGAACTTCTCGGCCGGCTTCAGCCCCTCGATGTAGCGGAGGCGGAACCGCTCCCGGTCCACCAGAAAGTGGCCTAACATGGATTGGGTCACCCCGCCGAGGGGGCCGCTGTCCTCCGGCCCGGCCCACAGGGGACCCTGCCGCGGCGGCTTGAGGACAATCTTCTCGTTCTTCAGACGGTCGGCCAGGTTCATGTTGCCAGTCCCTCCATTGCCCGGATCAGGTCAAGGGCCTCTACAATCTGTGGGTCATTGGGCTGGTTCTTGCCCAAACGTATCCGCTCCTCGCACCAGGCCCGGATGGCGACAGGGGACGCCCTGTCCCGGCCGAGGAGGACGAAGACCAACTCTTCGTCCTTCGCCTTGTTCCAGCAGCTGGCCGGCTCCGCCGCCTCAAGTCGTTTCAGCACTCTTCACCTCCTTACTCTTCCCACGTGTCACCTTCGTAGTCAGCTCCCCGCTCATACCGACGGCCGGCAGCTGCTTGGCCGCTAGGCCGAGGAATTCAATGACGAAGTCGATCTCGGCCTTGGTCAGCTCCTCGCCCTTGGTCCGGCCGATCAGCCGGTTGTACACGTCAAGGGCCTTCAGGGCGTTTTCCTTGTCAAGGTTCATATGTTGCTCCTTTCATCAGTTCTTGGATGCGACGTACTTCTTGACCAGGGCCAGCGCCTCGGCGTGGCCCGTCTGGTAACCGACAGCCATCTCTACGTTACCCCCGACCTTTTCCAGGTCCTCCGGTGACAGGGCGACGATTAAACTCGCATGGCTCATAATTCTTGCTCCTTTCTAGTCCTTCATTTTCTCCAGTAGGTCCAGTAATCTAAGGTAGCTCCTTTTCAACCCGCGCCCCTTCTGGGTCAGCAGGGCGGCCTTCAGCCGCTCCGTCTCCGCAGCCGGCAGCTCCTCCGCGTAAGGCTCGGCACTGACAGCGGGTCCACGGATACGGACCCGCCCGTGGAACTCCAGAATCCTTTCCCCATTGTAGATGCACCCCATTGGACTATATTTGGTGTCACCCAGGACTATGGGACAGAGGTCGCGTAGGATAACGAAGAGGTAGGGATTCATCCTCCGTACTCCGGCACGTTGCACTCCTCGAACTCCAGCCGCTTCAGGCCGAACTTCTCCGCCAGCTCGTCGAAGGCCATCCGGGGGTCATTTCTGGCTGCGCCGGCCCTGGAACTTGGCCCGCCTCCGGGCATCCCGCTCGGGTCGGAAGCGGGGCGGATTGTTGACTCCGTGCCACTGGCACCAGAGCTGCTTCAATAGCAGCTTGAAGGCGAGGAGCATGCCGTGGAGGTGCTGGTGCCCCTTGCGGGCGTCGGGGTGGGCCTGGAGGAACTCGGCTCGTTTCTGCTCATAATGGAGACGATATGGGCCTTTCCACAGGACCCTCACCTTCGGGTCCTCCACCGGGTCGGAGGAATCGGAGGCGGGGTCGGCACCATTCACAACGGACTCAGCACGGGGTACGCCGGCCTCCGCCTCCTTTTTACCCTTCCTCTCGCGGAGCATGTTGCCCCGCATCAGATTCTCGCCAATCACGTATCCGATGCTCCTCCGTCGCGGCGGGTAGCCATATTGCTCCCATTGATCCGACGGCAGCTTTTTCAGGTAGCGCCAGGTCGAGCCCATATGTGTCTCCCCGTTCCACTCCCACGGGGCGCAGCCCATCCGCCGCCACAGGTGACTGTGGGTGGGATAGTTCCAGAGGTCCCCTGCCTCGCCCACGATTTGCGCCAGGGAGAGCCAGGAGAAGCCCATCTGTTCCGGCTTGCCGACCCACTCGACGATGGAGGGCGGCAGCCGTTTGGCCAGGTCCTCCAGCGTGGCCTTGAGGTTGCCCTCCATCAGGTCAAAGGCGTCGATGCCGATTCGGGTGGTCTTGACCAGGTCCTCCATCTCATCGCCCGGTAACTCGCCACGGACGATCTGCTCAATGCGGGCCGAGGCGGCCTTGAACAGGGCCAGCCGCTCCTTCTTCTCTAGCCCCGACCGGTAGCCCATCGTACCGGCCACGATGGCCTTCAGCCGGTTGGCCTGCATGTTGCGACTCTTGATTACCTGCTGCCGCAGCCGCTGCGAGTTCTGGAGTTGTTTAATCAGGTCTGCATCGACCCGGGCCGGGACTGGCCTGCGGCCCTTCCCATTCCTGGAGGGAGATGGCCCCGGTACCGGACTTCTCGGTCTCAGCTGATCGTTCGCCGGGGCATTAGTTCCGTTGGCGTTTCCACTGGGGCGGTTCTTTACAGGTGGCATGGTTCTGGTTCCTTTCGGTTAGGTAGTCCGCTGGCAAAAGTTCTTGCGGTCACACCCCATGACGCGCCGGCGGTAAGTCAATCAGCCCGGCAACGGTCGTAACGGTCTCAGAGGGCAGAGCGCCGGGCAAAGCCTGCTACGGTCTCACTGGTAGTAACGCCCGGCACCTCTCTTGTCGGTCTCAGAAACCTATACGCCGGGCCGAGTGCCCCCTTACTCCTTATCCTCTTCCTCGTCCTTATCCTTCTCCTCGTCCTCGCCGGTGACGCGGGCGGCGCTCTTCTGGTACTTCTGTTCGAACCGGCGCATGGCCTGGCCCAGGGCTCGGGCCTTGACGGCCTCCTCCACGGTCCGGCCGCTGGGGACCTTCGGGTGTAGCCACCGGAGCAAGTCTTCATTGGCATGGTGGCCGTTGGCTAACGCCAACTCTTTGTCCGCCAGGGGCAGCAGGTCCTCGCCGGGGATGCTGCCGAGGCGGCGGCCGCCGATGAGGTACTCGAAGCAATTCTTGAACACGCGCAGGGTCTCCCCCGACACGCCGTTGACCTTGGGCTTCACGTCTTTGTAATAGCCAACATCCCTCTTGATGGTGGCGTTGTTACAATGGCGGGCGTCATAAACGAGTTCCTGACACCCGTGCTCGGCCAGGAGGAGCGTCAGCTCATCCCGGTCCTTCATCTTGCGGACGGCACCCCAGACCTTCTGGGTGGCTTTGTCTATGTCATTCGGAAATTCTTTGACCGCCTCCTTGCAGAGGTCGGACACTTTCTTGGGTACATCAACCATAACGCGGTTCTCCTTGAAAGGGTGGGGAGGGCTGGCAAGGCCGGCATCGGTATCACTTTCGCCCACGCCTGCTCCTCCCCACGAGTTAAAAAGGCCGGCAGCAAAACCCACGGTCTCACGCACCCTAACGCCGGCCATAGAACACTATACGGTTCTGGCTAACACTTCCTCCAGGGCGGTGCGGACCGCGGCGGTCGCCCTGCGGATGCCCTGCTGGAGCTGGGACTCCGGCACCTTGGCGTGGAGGAACGAGGCGGGGTGGCGGATGTCGATGCTCGGGATGTTGCGGTGGAACTTCACCGAGAACTTCAGAAGCGGGTCGGTCCAGTCGCGGGCCATACTGCCGACGCAGACGAGCAGCAGGGGGTCGCAGAGGGCCACGAACTCCACCAGTCTGGAGGAGCAGCTCTCGATCTGCTCCGGGTCCGGCTGGAGGTCCTTGCCGTCCTCCCCCGCGCCGGGGAAGCAACAGACCAGGTTCGTCATCGCCCACGTCACCGGCGGCTCACGCGCCCCGAGGGCGGCGTGGACGATGCGGTCGAGGAGCCGGCCGGCCTGGCCCTCGAAGGGTTTGCCGACCACGTTCTCCGTCTTGCCCGGTGCCTGGCCGATGAAGAGCACCTGGCAGGGGACGGTCCCCTTGCACAAGACCCGCTTGAACGCTTCCTGGCACTCGGGGGCACCGCAGCCGAGTCGCCAGCGCTTGAGGTGACACTGCAACGGGGTCTGGGTAGGTAGAAGGGGCATCGTTTTCCTCCTTGGCTATAGGCCGGCAAGAGCACCGACGATCTCACTCCGCTAAACGCCGGCCAGAGTGTCAACGGGCAAGGGCCGGCAACCCTTCCTACGTTCTCAAAATTTGTGACGCCGGCCACTGGTCCTAGCATACCATAGTCCCCGCCCTGTCAACCACTCGCAAACGGATAAAAATCTCTTCCCTTGTTATAGATACCACTCTTCGCACCTGCGACCGTACTCGGCCAGCAGGAGAGCGTCGGCGATTGCCAGCGTGACGATCTCGTCGGGGAACAGCTCCTCCGCGAACTTCCGCAGCCGGCGCTTCCACTCGGTCCGCCCTTCCCTCTTCTCCCTGGGTGGAATAGCGAGGACGCGGTGCCAGCGGGCCGCACCCACTTCCTGGAAGGGAATGGGTATAGCGGTCAAGGCCATCCGCAGCGCCCGGTAGTGGCCATAGAGCTTCGCCATGCTCGCCTTGCCCGTGCCCTGGTGAAAGGGCGTGATGACCTCCAGAGTGGCGAAGACCTGCCGGCCCGGAGGAGCAAGAACCCGCAGGAGGTCGAGGGTCCCCCGCTCGTCCCTGGGCATCTTGTAGCCGGTGACGAGCAGCGGGCGGCCCTCGACCGGCCGGAGGGCGACGATCCCCCCCGAGACGCCGGGGTCGATGCCGACGTGAGTGGTCATGGGTTTCCTGGTAAGAGGAGAGGAAGGGGCACAGGCCACACCCCCGGTGACGACAGTTGCTCCTTCACTCCTGGGGAATGGACATGGTGACCTCTTGCTCATCCTGGGACACGGTGACACTGACGGGGCCGGTGTAACCGCCCTTGCCGGTGTAGGCGGCGTTCCGTAGTTGCTGCGCCATGGCGTAGGCGCGGGCGGTGAAGTGCTTGCCCCGGACCAGACGGATGCCCCGCGAGGGTGGCCGGGCCAGGTCGAACCAGGCGTGCCACGGGTAGGGGACTCCCCGCCCCCGGCGCTTGGGCTCGGGGGAGGAGCAGGTGGTGGTCGTTTTCGATGGCATGGTGGTCTCCTCATCGTAGTAGGTAGGGGCGACTTCGTTGCTTACTAATACTATCATACCACAGGTCTCTTCGGACGGTGTCACGGACAAAGGTCCAGCCCGCGTCGTGCTCCTCTCTTAATCTTCCTCCCGCACTTTTGGCAGAAGGTCGGTCCCGAGCCGAGGAGGTCGGACCGTACTGACCTCTCCCGCCGCCGGGCGTACTCACTACCTACCTCTTCCGGGCTGCGTAGGCCGTCGCCTTTCCTTTCTACCTTGCTGTGACACCGGCGACAGAGCGGGATGACCTTATCGACGGCCGACCCCTCTAGCGTTTCCCGGTTGTAGTCCAGGTGGTGGAAGGATTCACCTTTACGCCGGCAGAGAAAGCAATGATCGCCGTGGCAGAGGGCGGCATCCGCTTTAATCCTCTTCCAGAGGTCGCTGGCCTGGTAAGCGCGGTAGGACCGGAAGCCCATTTCCAGAAGGATCGCGTCGCGTTCGGGGTACCGGGTTGGCATGGTGCATCCTGGAATCGTCCTGGAATTCCGAAAATCCCCCCCTTCCCCTACCCCTCCCCCCTACTATAAAAGAAGAGGGGGCAGGAGGAGCTGAGTATGGGATCGGGTCCTGTAAAGTACCGATTTGCCGGGCTGCCCTAAGGGCAGGCGGCTTTACCTCGGATCTTTTGGTGGTGGTTGGCTCGGCTTGCGCCTCACCCGGACCGGGGCGTAGGGGGGATCAAGCATCACTACCCCCTGGGCAGGGGTATCGGGCTTCGCCCTGACCTCGCGGCTTCGGACTACGTCCCACATACACAGCTTCCGTTGCCCGGTGAACTCAGGACCGTGGCCGGCGACCTTTGAAGCCGGCCCCCACCTCGGGTGACCAAACAGGTCCCCACCAGTATACCAGTTTCCCGGCGGCGTCAAGGGGAAAATCCCCCGGAATTCCGAGGATTTCTGCACCATTAGTTCCCCTGATAGTAGGGCGGCCGAGCCTCCGCCAGCTGTTACTAACTATCGCCCTGGAAAAGTGACCCCTTCTCCCGAATCATTTTTTCCCAGATTTCCCTAACCCCTCTACCAGGAAGGGCTTAGGCGGGTGGGAAGCGGCACTTTTCGGGGCTGCTCCCTTGCCACTCTTGCCTGGTTCTGTATAATAACTCTAGCCCAGGAGAGAGAAGAGAGGAAGGGAATCGGGGAACCGCCCCCACCTTCCAGGGTCTTTGAAAACTCGGTCCTCCCCCCAAAACCAAGGGACGATGCCCCGGGGGCTGGTCAGTGGACCTAAACCTGACCCAGGTAACTCCGGGACTCCACCCCAGGGGAAGTAAGGGAAGGACGACGGACAGCCAGGTGGACACCCCACCGACCCGGCCCTATGACCCCACCGGCGTTTTCCCAGTAGTCGGGCGGGCAGGGCGGAGGAGCGGGAGTGGAAGGAACGCAAGGACGGCTCACGTGGCCCTGGCTTCTCCGGTAGAACCGCTCGCCCACGCCCAACGCGGTCCGGAGGCTTCTTCGCCTCCGCCGACGATGGCCCCCGGTAAGGGGCCGAAACCGCACGCCCATAGAGGAGCACATCATGTCTCTTCCCAAAATCAGCTCATACGGCCACTCTTGCAAACTGACCTATAGCGAGTGCCCTGGTTATGATTACCACGGCCGTTGTTTGGGCGAATGTGTCGAGTGCGGGGAGCATCTCGCCTCGACGGGTCGGTACACGGTGTACTGCCCCTGCTGTGACTGCTGTGGGGAGTGTGGCTGCCCCGACGCCGACGGCTTTACCCACTACGCCGGCTGCTCACTCGTCGAGGAAGAGGAGGACAACGACAATGATGAAGAAGAATGAGAACCGCACCGTCGCCCTCCTGTCCCTGCCCAATGGCCGAGGCTGGCAGTACCGCTTCGGCAGCTTCCGTATCACTCATACGGACGGGAGGATCGAGATGTACCAGTTCGGCGATCCGGGGGTGGACGGCTGGCGGCGCGTCTGCCGGTACGTCCCCGTCGGGGGGACCGAGTACCGCGTCAACGAGGTGGACGGGGCCTGCACCTGCCCCGGGTGGCGCAGGTGGAAGAAGTGCAAGCACAATTCCGCCCTGGTCGCCCTAGCTAAGAAAGGACTGCTACCATGACCAAGATGCTGAAACGAGACCTGGAACGGAAGGTAAAGGAGCTAGAGGAGAAGCTGGCCCTGGTCGAGGCCGAGCGCGACGCCCTGACAAAGGGAGGTGGCGGCAGCCGCTACTGTGAGTCCTGGGGTCTCCGTTGCGTCCCGGTCGTTCTGACCAGGGAACAAGTCGAGTCGGTCCGTGAGATCGTCTACGACCGCGCCCTTCGCTCCTTCGGGGACGGAGACTGGCTCAGTGGGTCCTACGAAGAGGGTGGCATCTACCGCGACGAGATTTGGGACGATGGCATTCTACCCGGCTACGCCGGCTTCGTGGTCCAGGGGCCGGCAGGGACAGATACCGACTTCTGTGTGGATTCTGTCTGGGGTCTCGTCCAGATCCCGGTCCCCTGCCGCGGCTGCAAGAAGCCGACCCTGAAGACCTATGCCCGCTGCCAGGACTGCCTGGACAAATGGGAGAGAGAGGCCGCGGCGTTCGCCGATGCCCCCGGTCAGGAGAAGGACCGTTATACGGCAACGACTCCGATCTACACCGGCGATATGTAATCGCTCCTCCGCCCTTCGGCCGGAGCGATACCGCGGGGAGTCGCGCTCCCGCCGGCCGCTTTCTTCGCCCGGTCGCTCTAACACGAAAGGATGACTACCATGTTGTACTTCAACAAAGCCAACCTGCGCCGGGCCTCCCGCCTGGTGCGCGCCGCCGCCCTCGACCGGGGGACCTCCTCCCCCATCGTCTACGTGGATGGGTTCGAGGAACCGCGGGTCGGCGGCAGCAGCTGGCACTTCGAGACGAAAAACGGGACGTGGATCAGGCACCCCGGTGCCTACGCCAAGAAGGGTCGGCGCAACATGGTCTACGTTCGCAGCACCCGCCACATCACCGTCGGGGCCGGCTGGGTCCTGGAGAAGTTGCTGGCCGACGAGGACGCCCGCCTCGCTCGCCGCCACAGCTCGGCCCGGCCGCGGACCGGTACCTACTACGGCATGCCGATCCAGAGCCACGACTACCAGGACGGAACCTGGATGGAGGGGGAGGAGTTCACTTACCCCCACGGCGGCTTCCACCGCCGCGCCCTTGCCCGGTTTCCCGACGGGGTCCGGCGGGTAGTCCGCTGCTCCGTCCCGGACACTTATTTCAGCGTGCCGGCCCGCGCCCGTCTGAACGGCAAGACCGTCAGGGGCTTCCTGTCCGCGGCCGACGGCGGCACGAGTCTCACCTTCACCCACGTAAAGGAGCAATGAAATGACCGCGACCCACGTAGGCAAGCACACCATCAAGGCCGAGAACGTCGCCCTGATCCGCCGCTGGCTGGCGGAGCGCAACGGCCTGGCCATCTGGGAGTGCGTGGACCTGTCTAACCCAGGGGTGACTTGGACGGCATCGGTCAACGGCCCCGACGGCCGGCCCGCCCCGAAACCGCACTACGCCGCCGGCCGCGTCATCCGGATCATCACCGATCCGGCCGATGTGGTCGTGTCCTACGACGTGGAGGTGAAGAGGTTCCGCGTCGGCGTCCGCAGGGGTGACCAGGGCACGAAGGTCAAGGTCACCGACGGCGGCAGCCGCCGCATCCGTAACGCGGTGGCGAAGGCCGGCGCGGGAGCGTACCACGTCTTCGACTACATGACCCAGGAGGCGGTCATCATGGCACCCGAGCGGCTGGTGCCGCTGACCGAAGTACCGTAACATCGCCCGTGGCCGTTGCGTACCGGGGGAGGTCGCAGACCCCCCGGCCACTTCTGAGGAAGACACCCCGCCTGATCTACGGGGTCAGGGGGCCGTGGATGTAGCAATGTGGGGGAGACTAGGAAGGGTGGCCTGGACCGTGAATACGGGCGGGTGGGGCGGCAGGGTAGCTAGGCCCTGACCGAGCTGCTAGCCCGCAAAACGGGACGTACCCACCCAGAGTCGCCGACTGAAAGACCCCACCCCGGCTCCCGGCGCTTATACCATCGCCCGAAGGGAGAGCACCATGTCCGAACCGTTGTTTGAATCGCCGAACCTCGACGACCTGTCGGTGGACCCCGCCGACCTCGACGAGGCCGCCCGCGTCCTCCGCGCCCTGTCCGTCTACGCCGAGCACAAGGCGTCCGCCATGCGACTGCGTATGAGCGGGGACGTTCGGACGGCCACCGACACCGAGGCCGTCTGCGATTACCTGTACCACCGTCTGCCCGAGTGGGCGCGGTGGTAGACACCGCGCCCCTTCGCCCTTATACTCTTACTCACCATTTCAGCCAAAGGAGTTCGATCATGTGGGACCTCAGAACCATCAACTACCTCAATCAGAAGGCCGGCATCTCGGCCTTCCGCCCCGCCCAGGAGGGAGGTGCCCCGTGAGCACCCTACTCTGTCGCAAGTGCAACAAACCGGTGGACGATGAGGATGACCTCCACGACGGTCTCTGTCTGACCTGTTACGCAGACCGGTGGGAGGGACAGCTCACCTTCCTTTGGTGGCTCGGGCTGGTTATCTGGTGTGCCGTGAAAATGTTCTGGAAGTGAAAGGAGCAAGTGAGCCGACCCCTCCTACTACCCTCCCGGCCCCGGAGGGTAGACTGAGCGGCCGTCTTACGTTAGATGACTCTCACTACTCACCATCGCCCACGCAAAGGAGTTCGGTATGTCTACGCAACGCGATGCGTTGGAGCGGTTCCTCCAGCAGGGTAAGGGCGGCTTCCACCGTTCGGGGGACTACGCCGCCGCCCCGTCCTACAAGAACCTGCTGAAGGAGCATGAGGCACGCGAGCAGTTCACCCGCTACCAGAAATGCGGCGGGGGCCGTCGCCGCCTGCCCCACGTGCCCAGAGACTAAGGTGCCGCGGCCGGGGGGGGTACGCCTCTCCCGGCCTTTCTGTGTTTGTTGCCGGCTCACGACGGGCCGGAGGAAGGAGGTTGTTATGTCTTACCGCTGTGGTGTTTGCACGGCCCTGGTCCCAGAGGGCCAGTCTCTCGTCCGGCACACGGAGTACCGGACGGGGGGGAGGCAGATCGCCAGGGAGTACCCCGTCTGCCACGACTGCCGCCGGGACCTGGACCGCGGGCTCAGTCTGGAGGCCGTCCGGGACGCCCGCCTACCACGTCTGCTCCCCCTACCACCTGGTAAGGGCAGGAAGGGGCCGCCGGCAGCCCCGCCGCCCGACCTGTCCTCCAGGCCGGAGGTCATCCCCGCCGGCCGGCCGACCGTCAGCCCGGAACGGCGTCAGGAGATACTGATCGCCGAACAGAAAATGCAGAGGGGCCGCCGGGGCACGTAGTCCCGGCAGCCGACCCGACCAATTCGTCGTACTCGTTTCACTCATCCTCATATGAAGGAGCAAGCTATGCCGCAGAAGAAGAGCAAGGCCAACAACGGTGGTGACACCCCCGAGATCATCTACCCCGAGCCGCGGGCGGAGATCTACCGCGTGGACGGGATCGGACCCGTTACCGTAGACATGGCCAAGAAGCTCCTCGGCTGGACGGTTGTCACCGACGGCCCCTTCCACTTGATTGACGCGGAGAACCAGAAGGTCTGGCTCCGCAACAACGTGCACAACCGTAGGTTCAACCCGCGGCGGAGCATGATGTACGAACAGGAGATTCTGAACCGCCGCTACAAGTTCAACATGGAGTCGCTGGTCATCGACCACCACGGCCACATCAACAGCGCCGTCCACCGCCTCGTCGGTCTAGTCCGGGCCGGCCAGCGCTGGGGAGGGGACCAGCGGAGCTACTGGCTCCAGAAGTGGCCGGTCGAGCCGTACATCGAATCGGTCGTCTGCTTCGGTGCCAGCGATGATGCGGACGTGCTCCGCACCTACGACAACGTCCTCCCCAGGTCCCTGGAGGATATCTTCTACACTCAGTCCGAGCTGTTCGAGCGGAAGGTGTTCTCAGAAGTGGACCTCGTGAAGCTGACCCACATGCTCAAGTGGTGCATCAGGGTGCTCTGGGTCCGACTGCGGATCGACCGCAATGCCTACGTGTCGATCCAGACCCCGTCGGAGTCCCTGGAGTTCCTGGACCGCCACCCGCGGGTGGTGAAGTGCGTCCGCCACGTTTGGGAAGAGGATAAGGATAAGCTGGTGTCCCGCTGGCTGAACCCCGGCCATGCGTCCGCCCTCCTTTATCTCATGTCCGCCCACGACTCCGATCCCGACCGCTACTACGGCCGCGGCCCAGGCCGCAAGGACGGCTTCACAGAGGAATACTCGGAGTCGCGCGGCTTCAAGTGGTCGCACCACGAGCAGGCGTGCGAGTTCTGGCGTCTGCTCTGCTCGAACGACCCTTCGTTCGATCCGATCCGCAAGGCGCGCCGCCCCACGGAAGGGGATGACCGGCGGGCGACCGGCAAGGTGTTCACGGCCGACGGCCGCGACGCTGGCACCACAGACGAGAAGATGGGCACACTCGTCAAGGCGTGGCTCAAGTTCGTGGCCGGGGAGAAGTTCATGGAGCCGGAGCTGCACCTGCACTACGAGACCAAGCGCAACGAGAACGGCCTGGTCATCTCGGCCGACCTGGACGAGTGGCCGTCGATGCCGGGGATCGACCGCGGCCCCTGGAAGGGCGACGAAGAGGGGGACAGTGACACCATCGAGGAGCGGAAGGCGGCCGTGGACGAGGAGAGGGCCAACGGCAACGGCGACCACAATGACGCCGACCGGAAGCTGGCCCAGCACCGGATGACCGAGCGGGCCGCCAGGAAGGGCACGGGCGCGGCGGTCGTGTCCGGCGGGGAGGACGGTGCTCCTTCAAACGTGGGCAAGGCCGGGGACGCGGACGGGAAGCCGCCGACCCCCCGCCTCAAGAAGCCGGCTCGGTCCCCGCGGGCAGAGGTCGAGGCGTCCCAGACCGAGGCGGCACGGAAGGCGGACGCAGAACTCGCCGCGTCCCAACAGTGACCAGTGAGAGACAGGGGGAGGAACCGGCGTGCCACGGGGTGATACCGTAGGAACCGATGCCGGCCCTCCCCTCTTTTCCTTAATGCGACCACCGAGCGTGTGCCCGGTGCCGGTTGCCAAGTCCGGTCAACGCAGAGGCGGGATTCTCAACCAAAGAGAGAGGAAGACAATGCACGCTAACGAAATCCGCGTAGGCAACTTCTACGTTGCCAAGGTCAACGGCCGGCACGCCACCGTCAAGGTGCTTGAGGTCGTGGAGAAGTTCGAGGGATTGCCTCACTTCGTCGTGGTCAACGTCCTGACCGGCAGGAAAACCACGTTCAAGTCAGCCGCCAAGTTCCGCAGCCCGGCCAAGGAAGAGAAGGCCGCTCCCGAGGTCCCCGAAGTCGAGGGGACCGTCTGTGAGCGGTCGGCCGGTTGCCTCGAAGCCGGTGACAGTGCGGGGGAGCAATGCTCGCACTGCGGGGGGACCGTGCCGCGCCCTTTTGTCCCCACTGCCTCGACACCTGTGTCGATGCCAACGACCCCACGGGACAGGCCGACTGTGGCTCCTGTGGCGGCAGCTTCGCCTGGCGACAAAGGGACGCCTACTACGCCGACCTCCGCCGCGGTCTCCCTGGCGGGGCAGTTGGCTGCTAACCCGATGACGCCGGCCGGGCGCGGGCCGGGGCAGCCGCCCCACCTCGTCGTCGAGGCCCGCGCCGGCACGGGGAAGACGACCACCCTGGTCTGCGCCCTCCAGGTGCTGAAGGGAGAGACCCCCTACACTCTGGTCCCCGACCCGAAGGGCGGCCCGCCGGTCCGGAAGACCATCACGCCGTCCCCGCAGCAGAAGGCCATCTGGGACGCGGTGGCGAGGAGCAGAAGCGCCCGTTCCGTCTGCTTCGTGGCCTTTAACAAGTCCATCGCCACCGAGTTGCAGCGGCGCGTCCCGGCCGGCTGCGAGGCCATGACCATGCACTCGATGGGCTTCCGGTCGGTGACGTGGGCCTTCGGCCGGCTGGAGGTCTCGGAGTACGTGGTCGTGGACCACATCTCCGCCCTTCTCGGTGTGGACGTGCGCACCCTCCGTCAGGCCAAGCCGGTCGTGCTGAAGGCCGTGGCCGAGCTGGTCGGGCTGTGCAAGGTGAACCTGATGGAGCCGACCCCGGAGAACCTTGCCTATCTGGCCGACTACTACGACGTCGAGCTGGCCGAGGAAGGAAACCGCTACGGCAGAGGGATTGCCGACTACAGCGCCGGCACTTCCTACCGCGAGGAGATTTTCGGCCTGGTCCCCGAAGTCCTCGACCTGTGCAAGAAGCCGCAGGGCCGCATCGATTACAACGACATGATCTGGCTGCCGGTCGTACTGGACCTACCCGTGTTCAAGAACGACTTGCTCCTCGTGGATGAGGCCCAGGACCTCAACCGCTGCCAGCAGGCGCTGGCCAGGAAGGCGGGGAAGCGGCTGGTCCTGTGTGGCGACCCGAAGCAGTGCTTACTACCAGGAACCAAAGTAACAATGGAAGGAGGGTCGAAGCTCCCTATCGAGAAGCTGTGGGCTGAGATGGACCACCATAAGGTTGTGACTTACAACCCAAACGCCGGTAGGTTCTCCGGTCGGATGTCTCAGGGGAGAAAGGTTGAGAAATTCCACGAGCATCAGCATGACGGGGAGATCGTGGAAATTGACGCAGGAGGCTCGGATGGTCCCGTGGGCTGTACTCTCAACCACAAGTGGTGGGTCCGGTTTGCCCCCGAGTGCAAAGACAAGTTCTGCCTCTACCTGATGGAGCGGGAGGGACAGTTTCGGGTAGGTATCTGCCAGATGCAGTATTCTTGTGGCATGGGAGTGTCAGCTCGTGCAAGGTCTGAGGATGCTGACCGAGCTTGGATTCTCCAGGTCTTTGACACGTCCATAGAGGCTAGGATCTCCGAGGAGCTGGTTGCCGTTCAACACGGGTTGCCTCAACTGGTTTTCAGAAACCGAGGAGGAACTACTCCGAGCCAGGACTTCATTGACGCGGTTTACTCTCAACTGGGAGAGAACCTCGACCGTGCTGAGAAGTGCCTACAAGAGTTCGGCCGTGATATCAACTTACCCATCTGGGAGAGAAAGGGGGATAAAGGGCATAATTACCTATCCGTTACGAAAGGGTTCATCGCCTATGCGGCGAATCTCATCGACGGCTGTTTTCAGTTTCGCGTGGATGAGGGTAGCCTGACAGGTCGGTGGCAGACCGCTCGGATAGCTAGAAAGGAGTACAAAGGTCCGGTATATGGAATCACCGTGGAGCCAACCGAGCGTGGTTTGCGTCTCTATCTGGCCAATGGTCTAGTCTCTCACAATTCAATTTACGGGTTTGCCGGGGCCGACTGCAAGAGCATGGACCGCATGACCGAAGAGCTGCGTGAGGACGGCGGCTGTGAAGTGCTCCCCCTGACCGTGACCCGCCGTTGCGGCAGGGCCATCGTGGCGGAGGCCAACGAGATCGTCCCCGACTTCAGCGCCCACGAAGACAACCCGGAGGGTCTCGTCTACTCCCTGGAGATGGTCACGCGGGGGAAGGACGGCACGGTACGGACGCCGCCGACCTACCGCCTCTACAACGACCGGGCCGGCCACGGGGACATGGTCCTCTGCCGGGTCAACGCTCCTCTGGTGGCCGAGTGCTTCCGGTTCCTGAAGGCCGGCCGCAAGGCCAATATCCAGGGCCGGGACGTAGGAGCAGGTCTGGTCTCGACCGTCCACAAACTGGTGGGCAAGGACAATGCCCTGACCCCGGTGGTCGAGCTGGTCCGCGCCCTGGATGACTGGCTGGAGCAGGAGCGCGGCAAGGAGAACGCCAAGCGGAATCCCAACGAGGCGAAGCTGATCGCCATCCAGGACCGCTATGACTGCCTGGTCTGCTTCACCGAGGGGTCGCCCACGTCCGGGGACGTGGTCCGGAAAATCCAGGATATGTTCACGGATGACAAGAACGCCCCAGGGGTGAAGCTCAGCTCCATCCACAAGGCCAAGGGCCTGGAGGCCCACCGCGTCTTCCTGCTGGAGCCCGAGGGGGCGACGGTGCCCCACCCGATGGCCCGGTCGGCGTGGCAGCATGAACAGGAGCTGAACCTACGCTACGTGGCGATTACACGGGCTGTTGGTGAGCTGGTCTACGTCAGCTAGAAAGGAGCAAGACAGATGACAACCATGACTGAAAGCTACATCGCCGCGACCTTCCCCGGAGCGGCTGATGCCGTCGCCTTCCACGAGGCGCTCCGCGGCGGTGGCGACCTACCCGTCCCCGCCGACGTGTGGCAGGGGGCGGCCCGGAGCGGGCTGGGGCCGAAGAGAGTCACCAGCATCCTGGCGCTCATGACCCTGGCCGTGATCGAGAGGATGCTCCCCGACCCCGACGCCGATAAGGTGCAGGTGGCCTACGTCGCCCAGGTCGTCCTGCCCCAGATGAGCACTGACGACTTCGTGAAGTACGTGGCGGAGAAGATCGCAGCCGCCGTCTGACCGTCCTCCTTCCTGACCCCGTCCTCCCGGCTCCGGCCGCGGGGGGCGGGGTTTTTTCGTGCGCTGGTATAATCGTAGTAACCGCATCCCCCCGCCTCAGTCCCGTGTGGAGCAAGAAGCACAAGGTTCTTCAGCGGGGGGCGCGGTGCTCCTCCAGTACCCTCTTGATCGTGTCCATCGCCAGCCGGGCCGTCCCCTCGGTCACCTCCCCCGGCGTCAGCGGTAGATAGAAAACCTCCTGAGAGGCCGAGTAGGATTTCTGGTTGCCGAACCGCTTGCAGCCCCTGAACTCTTCCTGGAGGGAGAGAGGGTAGAAGCCCATCCGTGCCGCTATCCCCTCCTTGTTCAGGGCGGCCACGATCCGCGCCTGCCCCGACCGCTTCAGCCCTGGTACCCGTAGGTCGTAGGTCCACGGGGCGGCCCGCGGCCCTATCCGCCATTCCCCGTGGGGCAGAGAGCGGTCGTACCACATCACCGCCTCGCGCCGGTGGTGCATGTTGTCGTAGTAGCGGCAGAGACTGATGAGGACCTTCTCCGCCAGACAGTCCGCCAGACGGTAGTTGTGTCCGCGCGGAACGTGGATGAAGTCGTGGGCGGGGCCGAAGCCGACGTTGCGGAGAGAGCGGGCCAGGTCGGCGTGGGCCGGGTTCTTGAAGGCGACCATGCCCCCCTCTTCCCCGGCGATGATTTTATTGTGGTAGAAGCTCCAGCAGGCGGCGTCGGTGGCCTCGTGGGGCTTGATACCGTGGGCCTCGGCGAGGTCCTCGATAATAAATTGATCTTCCCGATGGGAGGTTGGTTCTATTGGGCACCGACGACCATAGACGTGAACGTACATCGCGGCCCCGGCCTCGTATTCCTCCCAGTTCACTAGCTCTCTTCTCCCACGAAGGGCCTCTTTCAAGGCCGTCTCGTCCATGTTAAGGTCTTCCCCGCAGTCCACGAAGGCTGGCGTCAGCCCTGCCAGCACCACGGCACGGGCGCAGGCTACCATCGTGAAGTCGGGCACCAGCACCGTCGAGCCCGGCGGCAGGCGCAGCGCCTCCAGGGCCAGATGGAGGGCTGCCGTGCCGGAGGAGCAGGCGACGTAGTGGCGGCCGTCGTGGACCCAATCGCCGAACTCCCTCTCTAATCGTTCGTGCGCTCTCATCTCTTCCTCCTATACAGGGTCGGCTGGTCGCCGCCGTTCCATCTCCCCTTCCGCTTCCTCTTCCGTTTCCGCACCGTCTGGACCACGTGGCGCAGGGCCTTGTTCTCCTGGTAGAGTTCCAGGAAGTGCTTGGCCAGCCAGTACCAGCCGAGGTTGTCGGGGTCCGGGTTCTTCTCGTACTCGACGCAGAATTGCCGCGCCAGAGTGACTGACTGCTCGATGGTGATCTCGGTGTCGCTCATGTTTCTTTACTCCTGTTCTCCCTAGGGAAAGGTCGCTTGGGTTTGGGTAACGGCAGCTTCAGGAAGCCGCACAGCTCGTACCAGCCGGCCCCCTGGTCGAAGTCCATGACCAGCAGGTCCTGGGGCCTGCCGCGGAAGTAGTCCCGGACCTCCTGGTTATGCCGCCGGTAGCGGGCCAGCATCGTTTCGGCGTCGAAGTCCTGGCGACCGTAGAGGACCTGGTGGACGCGGTGGGTAAAGGGGTCGGTGTCCCACTGGTCGCGGAACGGGTTGGTGGCCGGGTTCCAGTGCTTGCGGACGCTCTCGACCCATTTGTCCTCGTCGCGGACTGTTAAGACGAACTTGGAACCGGGGTAGGCTTTGTCCAGCTGCTGGTACAGCAGCGTCAGCGGCAGGTCGCAGGCGGCGTAGACCTTCTCCAGCGTGGCCGACCGCCCGACCTCGTTCATCTCACGGTAGACGGCCTTGGCCCAGTGGGCGGAGGGCCAGTGGGCGCTGCGGATGCCCAGCGCCTCGAACGCCTTATGCAGGGACACCGTCGCCGTCTTGTGCATCCCCACCCCGAACACCCTGGAGGGAAGCGGACCGACCTCGACCGGCCCACCCTCGTAGTTGCGGTAGACGACCCCGCAGCCGACCTTGCCGGCGTTGGCCACGGTCACGTCGGCCCGGCTCTCCAGGTTAAAGCCCTCGTGGTAGACACCGTCCTTGACCAGGGTTCGCACCTCCGGGTACTCCCTGAACCTCATCTTGTCGTTGTGGGTCAGGGCCTCCAGGAACTTAGGGTCGATCTCCTTGCCCTCGAAGCCGAGCCGACGGAGGCGGACGTTGAAATCTTTGTCGTCCGGCCCCCACTTGGCGAACACCTCGTCGTAGCCCCCCGACAGGAGGAAGGCGTCCCTGGTGACGGCTATCCGGCCGCTAATGCCCCGCCTCATCTCGCCCTTAACCATCCGCGACCACAGGAACACGTCGGGAGCCTCGAACTGCTCCCCCAGGTACAAGTCGAAGCGGTGGCCTGCGTAGTTGTCGGCGTCGAGGTTGACCAGCACCTCCCCTCCCTCCAGGATACCCAGCCGGTGGGCCAGGTTCTTGGCGTGGGCCATTCTGAAGGGTGACGGTTCGGTGAACTTGTAGACGACCAGGTTACCGCCCAGCAGGTCTCGCCGGCCGTTGTACGTCTTGACCCAGTCCTCCAAGCCGTCCTGGCTGTTGTAGTCCAGGAGTACCGTCCGGGCCGACGGATTGTCACTGACGTTCTTCGGTAGTGTCTTGGCCAGGTGGTCCAGCCGATTTTTACATGTTGTACAGAAGACTACTCTTGCTCCTCCCACCCTAGTCTCCTTTCTGCCCCCTGGTCAGTATCTCCTGTAACCGCCGCACGGCCACTTCCAGTTCCTTCCGCTCCCAGTCGGTCAGCGGGCTGGTGCTCGTGAACCGGTCGAGCCGGTTCAAAAACCCTTGCCACCCCTTGATGGCCCAGTAGCGCCAGGCCATCGCCTCGTTCACTTCCACGGGAACACCCACCCTGTCTCCTCGTAATATCCAATGGTCCGCCGCACGGATTCAACTAGCGGCATGAAGTGGGTCCGGTGCCCCAGGGCCTCGTACAGCTTGCTGTTGTCCGATTGCAGGTGCCAGATCTCCCACGGCCGCACCCGACACGGGTCCTGCTCGACCTTCACGTCCTTGAACCCCATAACCGCACCGATGACTCCCGCCAGGAAGTACACTTTGACTGACTCCTCTGACCCCAGGTTGTAGACCTGCCCAAATTCGCCTTTCTCCATCAGCTCCACGGCCGCCTTGACCGCATCGCCGGCGTACATGAAGTCCCTGGTGCTGTTGTTGCCGAGCATGATGACCGGCGTCGTGTTGGGGACGAACTTACCAGCACGGTCCTTGACCTCGTGGAGCTGCCGGGCGATCTCCACAACCACGTAAGGATGGAGCACATCCCTCTCGCCCAGGCAGTTGAACTGACGCAGGCCGATGACGGGGGTCTTCGCCTCCCTCCACCGTATCGGTATCATGGCGTCCACCGCCGCTTTGGCCGCCCCGTAGCTGGAGTGCGGTTCGATATAATCATCCTCCGTGATCCTGTTCCGACCATTGTAGGAGGCCGAATCCCCGTACACCTCCGCGGAGGATACCTGGAGGACGCCCTTGCAGCCGGCCTCCTGGGCGGCGTTGATGACCCGCAGAGCCCCGATGTGGTTGACCATCGCCACATGGATGGGGCGGTCAAAGGAATCGGGGACATATGGGTGGGCGGCATAGGAAAAAACATATTCCACGTTACGTTGTTGAAAGAGCTTACGCATAAACTCTTCCGACCCAGTTATATCGTGGTGGACGAAGGTCGCTTGTGGATGAACGAACTCCCGACGGCCGGCGCACAGGTTATCGATGACCACAACCCTACACTCACGGTCCTGGATTAGATAGTCCACGAGATGGGAGCCAAGAAATCCTGCCCCGCCGGTGACACATACATTGCAGTTCCTTACCTCTCTCATATTGACCTCCTAACGTGTGGACCATCGGAATAGGTCGGCGCGTCTCTTGCTCATGTCACTTCCCCCTCGATAATTTCCCCCTGATCGGTCTCAGAATACTCCAGGATGAGGATTCGCCGGCAACACTTCTTCAGGTTGGCCTCGACCTTCTCCCAAACCTCCCCGCCGGCGTCCGAGAGGAGCATATCCCGGATGGAGACGAGGACGGCCCAATCGTAGATCCGCTCCATGCCGGTGGTACCATACCTCCGCAGGTCCAGCTGGAGGAACATCCGGTCCTTGTAGGCGGCGCGGGCCAGGGCCAGGAACTCCGGCGACAGGTCGATGCCGAGGTAGTCCCCCTCCCAGTTCTCCGGCATCAGCGATAGCAACCGGCCCCAACCGCAGCCCAGGTCGAGGACCGAGTCCTTCGGCCGGCCGAAGAAGCGGTTGGACAGGATGTACTTGTGTCGGTTGGTTATCTGCTCCCACAGGGACAGGTGGCACTCGAAGATGGCCCGGTGGACCTCCCCCCGCGCCACGGCCTGCCCCAGCCGCTCCTGCCAGAACTTCGTCTCGAAAATTGGCTGTGTCATGGTTGGTTATGTCCCGTAGACCCAATCCTGGTACTCGTAGACGATCAGGTCGTCGGCCACCGAGCGGAGGAACGCCTCGATCCGCTCCCACGAGTCGCCGCCGATCTGATTGGTGAACATGCTCTTGACCGAGCCGACGTAGGCCCAGGTGAAGTGGCGGCCCCCGAGGTCGATGGTCTCCGGCTTCAGGAGATCACCGACCACGAAGGCCCTGCCGGGGTACCTCTGACGGGCCAGGGCCACGAAGTCGGGTGACAGGTCCACCCCGAGGTAGTCGCCCTTCCAACCGTCGGGCAGGATGTCGAGGAGCCAGCCCCAGCAGCAGCCGGCGTCGAGGACACTGTCCTCTGGTTTGACGACCTCCGCCAGCTTCTTCCGCCGGTAGTCGGTCATCCGCTTCCACCACTCGGGGTCCACGCCGCGGAAGACGGACTCGTGGAGCCGGTCCACGATCCGGGCCGCCCTCAACCGCTCACCCCAGTAGCTCGGTTGCAGCAGGTGCTCATTCATCGGTACTTGTTCTCCTCTATCACGGGCGGGTGGGCTTCCTCGTCGAGGATGTAGTCCCAATAACCGTAGGGGTTCTTGCCGTCGCTCGTGAAGTGGCCGTAGACCCGGTCCCAACGTTTCTTGTGCTGGAGGCGTAGCTCACGGGTCATCAGGCCATGGTGGAGGCAGACGAGATCGGTCTTCAATACCCGGACGGATTCCCAGCATTTGTCAGCGTAGGGGTCCACGATGATGGGACCCCTCCAGTGCCAGCGTATGCCGCTGTCCAGGCGGAGGAGCCGATCCCTGTAGGCGTTGCTCGGGTTGTCGGTCCGGATGTGCCGCTCGTCACCCCATAGATTGATCCAGTGGACCTTGGCGGCATCCCAATGGAGGCCGTTGTTCAGGACGGCATCAAACTTGGCCGGCGCGTCCTTCTCCCACGTCTCGTCGATGTCCCAGGTCAGGGCGGCCACGCAGAAGTGTCCCTTAGCCACTCCGTACGGGCCGGCCCGGTGCCTCTCGGCATGTGGCGTCTGCGGGTCATCATTGGAGGTGGCCCCCAGGAAGGCAGGGTGGCGACGGGCCTTCTCTTTGGTCCTGTGGGAGCAGTGGTCGAAGTGGAGGGCGAAGAAGCATTGTAGACGCTCCACCTCCGCCAGGTACTGGTCGAGCCACCGCACCGCGTCTTCTTCACAGACCGGTGTGCAGGCGCAGTAGTTGTTTATAGCCATCGGCTCCTCCCGTCAACATGTGCTCTGTAGAGATTGCGTACCTTGTTCTCGTTCTCCTCGCTCGACCAGTGGACGAAGGGGGCTATTGTCCCCCGGGTCAGGACCGCCGAACGGGCCTCCGCGTCGGAGCGCCCGTAAAGGTTGAGGCACCAGTCGTTGCCCGCGTCCACGGCAACCAGACCATCCAGGGCGGCCTCACACCAGTGGACCTGGTCCATGTTCGAGCGGCCCCACCCGCTTTCCTGATAGCCGTCATCATTCTCGGCTGATGCAATGAACCTGGCGAACAGGTCTGTCAGGGCTTCCCGCCGCCCGACCCAGATCCCGGAGTTGGGGTAGCGGTAGGGGCGGGGGTCGGTGAACCGGTCCCCATGCCGCTTCGGCCACGGGAAGCAGTTCCCCTCCCCCGATACGAGTATGTCCTTTCCGCAGGAATCCAGAGCGGCCTCAGTCCTTTCCAGAGCATCCGGGCCGGTGAAGAAGGCGTCGCCGCCGTCGCAGTGGAGGAGCACATCCCACTCCTGGGTGGATGCCTCCCACCAGAAGTTGACTACCTTACTCTGATAGAACCCGGCCCACGGCTTATCTCTGTGGACAGGGTGAAGTGGTATCCCCCAACGCAGCGCCGACTCTTCCAACAGGAAGGGGGCACGGGAGCAGCTGGTCCAGACCGCAGTGGCCAGTAGCTTCATGACAGGTACCTCTTGCATAGCTCCTCGTAGGGGGCGGAGAAGATGGTGGCGACCCCGTCCTTGTAGACACCGTCCACGTTGGACGGTTGGAAGCCGGCTCGCTTGTAGAAGTAGAGAGCGTCCCAGTTGCCCGTCCGGGTGAAGCCGAACACCGTGTGGTAGGGGGGCCGGTCCTTCAGTCGGAGGAGCATGACCTTCAGCAGGGCGAAGCCGTTGCCCCTGATATGGAGCAGCTCCACGTTCTCCCCGGTACCGAGCCGCCAAACGATATAGCCCTCCGGCCCCTCGTGGTAGTGGACTGACGTAAAGGGCAGGACGTGCTTAGCATAGTTGAAGCCGTTCTCTTTCACGCCGCGATCTCCTTCAGTCGGGCAGCCACTCGCTTGGCAAAGGTGGTCTCCGAGTAGTTCTCAGTTAGCCACTCCCGCCGCTCCTCCAGGCGACTCGGCGTGGGCAGGACCGTCACGTCCCACAGCTGCTTCAGCACCCGTTTCAAGTCATCGAAGTCACCGTCCTTGAAGGTCCAGACTCGGCCTCCGAACAGGTCGTTGGCCCCCTGGAAGGGACTGTCGTTGACCAGGACATGCGCCCCGTGGTGGTAGCCCTCCAGCAGGGAAAGACCGCCGGTGCTGGCCTCGTGGTAGGCCGAGACCAGCAGTCGCGCCCCGCCGACGGCGGCCCGGTACTGGTCCCACGGCAGGGAGCACCTGGTCTCGACGCACGGCAGCCCCAGATCGTCGCAGGCTCGCTTCACCCAGCCGTAGCAGGGGTCCTGGGTGTAAGGCCGCATCACGTCCACGACGCAGCCGCCGGGGCCGGAAGCCGGCTCCCACGGCCGGTAGCAGGGCTTGATGATCACCGAGTCGCGCTCGGTGAACTCTGCCGTCCGGACCGCCGTTCCTCTGTTGGGCACCCATATCTCCCTGGCCGTCCGCAGGGCATGGACGTAGGCCCGCCAGGGGAGCGTGGGCCGCGGGGCCTTCACCTGCCAGGGGTAGAGGTCCCAGTTGTAGTAGACGGTGGGGAGGCCGGCCCCGACCGCCTTGTGGAGGACGAAGATCGAGCCGCACAGGGTGAGGGAGCAGCCGGCCCTGTCGGTGCTGCACGTTATCCCCTCCCCCGCCAGCAGGTTGGCCAGGCGGAGGCCGTCGGCGGCGGTGCGGTGGCACTCGGTGTAGAAGTCGGGGAAGTAGACTTTCATGGTGGAAACTTCTCCTCCCCCGTCCTGGGGAACCAGTCCTCGGAGCCAGGGGTAGCCTTGAGGAGGAGCGGGGCTGGCAGGGTCTCGAAGATGTAGTCCTGCCCCTTGTCGTCACCCTCGGTCGGGCTGCCGTCCGGATTGCAGGCCCGGAAGGCGACTACCCCCGTCTCCGTGTCACCGAAGACGGGACCCTTGATTCGGGCGTTCGCCTGAGGGTGCTTCACCAGCATTCCGTTGGCGTCGTAGACGTGGCCCAGGTGATTGTAGGGCGCGCGGCTGTCGAACTTCATAGGACTCCCTTCACAGTGTTGACCAGCTCCTTGCACCTCTGCTTGTAGGTATGTTCCTTCAGGGTCCGGTCGTAGCCTTTGCGGACCGCCTCGACCCTGGCCTCGGGGTGCTGGAGATTGTGGTCGATGAGGGCCTCCAGTTGGTCGCGGTCGTGGTAAGTAACCAGCTGCTCCTCGGTGTAGTAGGCTTTCAGGCCGGAGCAATAGGGGTGAAGAAGGAAGCCGCCGAGGCTGAGCGTCAGCCAGACCCGGTTCGACCAGTAGCGGTCGGTGCCGGGACCGTCGGGGGCGATCACGATACGGTCGGCCATCAGGTCGGCCAGGCAGCGGCCGTGGACGCGGTAGTTCGGGCCGAAACGGTCGCCGAACACCTCGAACATGTTGCCGTAGCGGGCCTGGAGGCGTTCGATGTGCTCAGTCCGCTTGCGGCCGTGGTTGACCATGCCGGTGAACAGGATCGGCGGCCGGCCCCGGTCACTCTTCGGTGCCTTGCCGAAGCCGGCCACCCGCTCGTCACAGCCCTGGGGCAGGAACCGGAGCTTGCCGGTCGTATCGGCGTCCACCCAGTCGCCGTCGGTGAAGAACATCAGCTTGCAGTGGGGGAGCACCTTGCTGAACCACTTCCGGCGCACGTCCATCCGCCTGGCCAGCGTCGGGTCGTCGCGGTTGCTGATGAGATCAAAGTACCACCCCACCATCGGTATCCGAACCTTGGCCATCACGTCGTAGTCCTCCCACTTGTGGAACAGGAGGAAATCGGCGTCCAGCTTGTCTACGCCGACGAACTTGGCCCCGTCCTCTCGGATCGGGGTGACGGTGTGGCCCAGCTTCATCAGGCTCCAGGCGATGGCCTCTTCGTCGAGGTTGTCATGTGGCCGGTGGTTGGCTACGTAGATTACGTGCATAGTGGTCATCGTCCTTTAGATGTAGGCCGTACTCTGCCAGTTTTTCCCTCAGTTCGCTAAGGCTGGTCATCCCGAAGTTGTGCGATTCCAGGAGTTCCTCCGGGGTCGTGTCGAGCAGACGGTCTATCGTCCTGATGTCTTTCCGGTTCAGGACCTTCAAACAGCGCACGGATAGCCGTAGATTGGGGATGGTAACGGTCCGGACCTGCGGTACCCCCTTCAGCACTTCATCGGCCTCCCGTAGAGCCTTGGCCGCCTTCTCCAACAACTCCGCCAGGTGGAGGTAATTGGTCACTTCCTCAGTCCCTCCAGCAGGGCAAGGTACTCGGGTTTCAGCTGCTCCCACGAGGTCCGCTCGGCAAACTTGCGGCCCAGGTCGGACAGCACGGTGATGTCGGTCCCGTACAGCTCGTCGATCTTGGCCGCCAGGTCCTCCGGGTGGACCAGCGACTCCTCGAAGGGGATGTACGGGCCGCCGACCTTCACCCCCGGCACCGTGGTCCGCGGCTTGACCAGAGGCCGGGGCGGCAGCCACTTGTTCATGGGGAAGCGGTCGGTGGTCAATACGGCCATCCCGCTGGCGTGAGCCTCCTGGAGGGGGAGCGATAGCCCGTTGAACTTCTGAGGAGCGACGTACACGTCACCGCCGGCGAATAGCTCGGCGTAGGGCGTGTTACCGTGGATGTAGGTCACGCGGGGGTCATGCTTGAACAACTCCTCCACGGAGTCGGTGGGCCGCTCCTGGACCCGGACGGTAAAGATGGCCGGGCTCTTGACGTACTTCAGCGCCTCGGCCAGGATGGCTGTTCCCTCCCGACCGCGAAGGCCGAGGTAGCCGCCGTTGTGAACAAAGTGGTGGGCCACCTCCCTCTTACGCCACGGCGTCAGCCTGGTGTCGATGGGTACTGGTAGGTAGGCCCCCTTCAGCCTCTTCTTCATGAAATAGTCCAGCTCCCATAAGCTGGGGCAGAGATAGTAGTCGGGTTGGCTGTGCATCTCGGGGGTACACTCCAGCATCACTTCCAGAACCGACGTTACGTGGTGCTCCCTACAGAAATCAAAGTTATCCCAAAGATAAGGAGTTTCGAACGCTAAAAAGATATCCAGCCCCTTCAGGAAGTTCTGGATTGCTTCGCGACCTTCGGATAGCCGACGGATCGGTATGACCGGGGTTCCTTCGGGATACCACTCCGTTCGTGTCGGTCGAATAGATGCGTGCTCGATTATCATTACGTTCGTGACAATGCCGTGGTCATAAAACGCTTTGGCCAGATGACCTAGACCTCGATCCACAGCATACACAAGAGACCCAGTCCTCATGGTAGGTGGCTCCAATTCCTTCGGTTGACGATTGCTGAAATAGTAGACGGGCAGACCCCGAATTCTGCCGCCAAGCCTCTTGTTCCGTTCCGTCTGTCCCCCCTCTTATGTCTCCGACGAATCTCTAGGACTTGACCCTCGGTCAGAATGTCGTGGCCGTTTGCCTCTCCCACCTTATCCCCTAGTCTACCCTTCTCATCCCTATCCAGGTTGTTGTCGCGCCGTGTGCCAAGGAACAGGTGCTCTGGGTTGACACAGGGAGGATTGTCACATCTGTGGAGAACACACATCCCTTTGGGAATCGGTCCATAGGCATAGACCCAGCTAAGCTGGTGTGACCTCCACCTCCGTCCGTCACCGTGGAGGACCCCGTAGCCGAAATCCTCTGTATAGCCCTGGTAAATCCAGCATGGCCCTAGTCCTGAATAGATCGGTCCGTCCTTGTGTACCCGGTGCCAGAATCTCAGTTTCAATGGTGACAGGCGGTTGATAGTACCCACTTTCATGTCTTGCTCCCTTCGTCGGTTACATCTGGAAGATGACCTTCACCCAGGCCGGCGGGTAGCCCCGTCCAAAGGCAGCCACGCCGATGACCTTGTACTCCGCGCCGCCGTTCCTGGCGTCGTAGAAGGACCGGCCGGTGGTTAGCACGTCGTCGCACAGGAGGATGGGATCGTCCTCCCGGTTGGTGGCGTACCTCTGGAGGGCGCGGGCGAACTTCATGCCGCCCTGGGGTATGCCGACAGTTATGCGGAACGGCGGCAGCCGCTCCAGGGCGATGACCGCCAGCGTGTCCCAATCGTCATCGGTTAGCACGTCGCAGTCGATCTTCCACCGGGACTTGGCCCCGCTGTGGAGGGTAAAGTCTCCCGTGACAAATAGTCCCATCGTTCTTGCTCCCTTCCTCGTTAGATGGCCGTCAGCTGTTTCCTGACGACCCGGTGGGTGGTGGGGGCTCGGTTGACTCTGGCCCAGGCCCCCCGTTGCTTGACCCAGCCGATTTCTCCGGGGTTCCCCAGCCCCATACGAAACCACGACTCCACGAGGCAGTCCTCGCAGAGGTCCCCCGTGATCTTGACCGGCGCGGCACAGCGGCGGCACCGTGGTTGCTCCTCTGCACTCATCTCATTCCCCTCCTAGGATTCGGTCCAGGTATTCCTCGGCTTTTTCTAGCCGACCCGCTATTATACGCCGTGCCCAGGCGTCGAGGGCGTTTAGTTTAGCCTTCCTCTCGGCGCAGGAGCACGGTTGGCCGAGCCACCATTCTACCCTATTTTCCGTCACCCCGACTAGCGACAGGGCGCGGGCGACGGCGTCACCGAGCATATCATCTCCCTCGCGTCAAAGTCCTCTCCCCGAAAGGTGCTGCTGAGCGGGTGCGGCTTCTGGAGGGGCAGGGTGGTCGCACCGTTGCCGGTGTGCTGGACCAGGGAGGGGTTGTGGACCAGCTCGGTGTAGTAGCCGGGTCGCGGCGGCTCATTATTGAGGATCTCCGGGCCGACCAGGGCGTTCTGGATCGCCCCGTCGAGGTTGCGGTAGCCGCGGTGGGCATCCACACACTTCTGGACGAAGGAGCGGGCCGTCAGCAGGTCCTGGACCCCCTGGCGGCTGAAGACCAGGGCCAGTGCTCCCAGCCCCTTCTGGTTGGAAGGGTAGAAGCCGATGACTCCGGGCCGGGCCATCTTCTCGTTCATGGGGAAGGTCAGCAGGTTCCAGTAGGTCCGCTCCTTCAGCTCTACTGTGTTCAGGTAGTCGCGCAGGTGGCGGTAGGTTACCAGGTCATCCTGGAAGAGGGCGTAGCGGTCGGCCTCGGGGTCGCGGAGGTACAGCTCCCACAGGGCCAACGCCCAGTTGCCGAAGGTCCGGACGGCCGGGTAGCGGGCCGTCACCTCCAGCCCGAACTGGCCGGCCATCCACTCCCCCTCCGTCCCGTTGATCCCATCCACGAACAGCCGGGGGCTGCCGAAGCCGGCCCGGTCGAGGGACTTGATGGTGCGGGGGAGCAACTGGTCGGCCCGCCCCGGCACCGTCGTTATCCCGTAGGCCCACTTGGGTTTATGCACGGCCCAGCTCCTCCAGTTTGCGGGCGACCATCGCCGGGTAGTCGCGGCCCCAGTGCGGTCGGAGCCTCCAGACGCCCTTGACCCTGCCGCGCTCGGCGACCTCGTTGTGGTAGGCGGCGTCGGCCTTGAGGCCGTAGCCGCTGATGTGGGTGGGGCTCCTGCCCGCCCAGCAGCAGACGTACTTCCATTCCTCCGGGTGCTCCTTCCTTAGGGACGGCAGCCGCTCCAGCGCCCACAGCCGACCGTTCAGCTCCTGGTCGTAGCCGTTGCTGCTGTCAGCGGGGTACTTGCCGGCCTTCTTCCACGCATCCTTGCGGAAGATGCTGGCGGCGTGGCCGCAGACCGACTGCTCAGGCAGATACTGGAGGTCGTCGAAATCGAGGTGCCAGTGAAAGCCGGGATTCCAGTAGGGGCCGTTGCCCAGTCGGAAGACCGCCTGACTGATGCGGTCGGGCAGACTGATGTCGTCATCGTCCCAGGGGAGGAGCAGGTCGTACTTCGCGTTCTCGCACAGCCAGTTCATCTTTGCTCCTACGGACGGGAAGCGGTGGTCGGCGTTGACCAGGTAGGTCCCCGGCGGCACCTTCCCGCCCTCGAAGTCGAGCCACTGGCGGACGGCGTCGTTCAGGATGAGCAACTGCCTGGGGCCGGGGTAGTCCTGGCGGAGGAAACTCTCGATAGCTTCCTCCAGGACGTGGAGCCGGTCCGGCGGGCGGCCGTAGGTCGGGCACAGGCAGGTGACTCCGGGGAGGGTCTTCCACTGCTCCTTCCCGTAGTCCCAGACCCAGTCGTCGTTGACGTTCACGGTCCCACCTCCAGTCGCGGGGCGACCCAGACGGCGTGGGCGCAGTAGTTGGAGCCGGGGCAGTCCACCCGCAGTTCGATCTGACTCCTGCCCTCCAGGCCGACCGAGAACTCCTGGATCTGCTTGGGCCGCTTGGCCGGTTGGGACTTCCAGACCTCGGTGCCGTCCACGAGCACGGAGAAGACCAACGGCGTATCGGGTCCGGCCCCGCCGTTGGCCCGGTCGTCGATGGCCACGGCCCCCGCCAGCCGCTTGTACCGACCGCCGACCTCCCACACGGCCGTGGACGGTCCGCCGGGGAAGGGGTGGAGCTGGAAACTATGCGGGTGCTCCATCCCCAGGATGACCGGCCGGTGGGCGGGGTCGTAGCCGAGGGCCGACAGGGAGACCGGCCGCATGGTGTGCAGCGGCACGTCGCCGGCCGGCATGCTCTCCAGAACTTCCTTGGCCCTCTTCTCGGCCCGGCAGATTGACTCCTCAACGATGCCAGGGAAGGGGTCCAGAGGATTCAACTTGAAGGCCAGCCCGGTCGTCACGGCCTTGGTCGCCGCTGCCAGCTTCTCCTTCCAGCCCCAGCGGGCCTGGCCGTCCTTCAGCCAGCCCACGATCTCCTGGAAATGCTCGCGGCAGCCCTTGACGCCCCAATGGTCCATCATGGAGGCGCGGGCGTTGCAATCGCAGTTGGGGCCGGGGTCAATGCCGAGCGAGTGGAGGAGCTTCTTCATCTCTGTACCCGGACCGAAGCCGGCGAACTGGGGTTGAGGCTGGGCGGGTACCGGCTGCTGGGCCGGCGGGGGTGTGGTGTGCACGATTTGCTCCTCGTAGACTTGGGGTGTCCCCTGCCAGGACTCGGCCGGCACGACGTTGGCGACTTTCATCCCCGGCGGCAGGGTCTTGGCCGGGGTGATCCGCTCCGGCGGTGGCATCTCCGGCGGGTCCTTGGGATCGAAGGTGTCCAGTATCTGGAACATGGCATCGCCGGGCGGCAGGGCCTTGGACAGGTTCTCACGCATACGGTCCTGGGGGATGCCCAGCTCGTGGTGGCCGATCCAGTAGTTCCTGGCCTTATCCCACAGCCGCGGCGCGTAGGGCGGGGTGCCGACGTAGCCGAAGCGGTGCATCCAGCGGAGGTAGGGCAGGCAGAGGCACCTTCGCCCGGCCCGGCGGTACTTCTCGTGGATGTACCACTCCTCCCCGCCGAAGCCGCGGAACTTGTCGTTGAACCCGAGCCAGCTGTCCCGCCGCGCCCCGAAGAGGCCGAGGCCCTGGGCCGGTATCTCAATGGGCTGGTGGTCCATATCCTCGGCCACGCACTTCAGGCCGGCCCGCTTCAGGGCGTCCTCGTGGCGAGCCCAGTCGATGTTGGATGGCAGCATCCTGCCACAGCGACAACGGTTGAAGGATGCCATCGGGTGCTTGGACATTAGCTGAGTCAGGACCATCTTCCCCTCCGGCCGCTGGAGAGAGGAGAACAGCATCCCACAATCGGGGCACTCCCAGGCCACGTTCCACGTCCCCCACATCTGGTCACGCCACACGTCGTCGAAGTGAGTGCTGAACGTCTCCAGACCGTAGTAGGTCAGGGGGCCGGTGATGAGGTCGTCGCCGTAGTTGGGGTACCCCCTAAGCAACCGGTTGAGTGAGCCTTCCCAGAGGAGCACGTGGCAGTCCATGCATAGGACGAATTCCCCCTGGGCCACCCGGAAGACCATGTCCCGCGGTGCCGCCGTCCCCTTCGGGTACTTCAGCTCGTGGTACTGGAAATGCCCGAGCGTGTGCGGAGCGCCGGCCCCCTCCCTCGTCTTGGCCTCGCGGGTCTGGCCATACCACCAGCCGGCGGTGGCCCGCAGCTCCTTGCTGGCCGGGCTGTCGGGGTCACCGTTGTTGACGATGACCAGTTCCGACTCCCTCATTACGTCGGCGTGGTACATCCGCAAGGCTTGGACGGTGAAGAAGACGCCGTCGAAGTCGTTGTTGGTGGCCATTCCTATGGTCAGTCTCGGTCTTGTCATAGCTCCTTCCTCTTGCTCCTAAGGATAAGGGCGAAGTTACATGATGCACCCCGTGGTCTCGAATTGCCCCACCTGACCCGAACCGCACGAGCCGCTGGGAAAGGCGCACGGGCCACCGCAGACGGGAAACGAACTGCAATAGTCCTGGTTCACTACCCAGCCGTAACTGCTGCCGCCTAGGAAGTGGCAGAACCACAGACACGTGCAGCTGGTGTTCAGGGATGTCGTCGTACTGCTGCTCGTGCTGGCCGTGGTCGGCGTGGACGTGCTCGGCGTGCCGGCGCAGAGGGTATTCGTGCCGACGCAGGGTGCTCCCTCGTTGGTCAAGGGCGGCGGACACGGCGGGTAACTGCACGAGCAGTTGGTCAGGTCAAGGCAGCCGGCGGCCAGTAGGCTCCAGGAGCCGGTGACCACGCAGTTAACCAGAGTAACGCCGCATGCCTGGTAGAAGCAGACCCCGCAGTCGGTTCCGGTGTGGGAGGTCAGCGTGGCCGTGCAGGTGGTCGTGCCGCAGGTGGTCGGCGTCGAGGCGGTCGTGCTGGCCGTCGTACCGGTCGTGTGCCCGCAGGGGACGGTGGCGGACTGGTCGGTGAAGGAGCAGGCCACCGTGGGCGGGATACAGATGCACGTCCCCGAACAGGTGCCGCCGGCGACGACCCAGTGGAGGGGGCTGCCGACGCACATCCAGGTGCACGTCCCGCATGGGGTCGAGGTCGTGGTCGCGCTGGTCGAGCCGGTGGTGGTCGACGAGGAGGAGCTACTGCTGGAAGTGGATGACCCGCTCGTGGCGCACGGCATCAGCTGAGTCTGGCCGTCCACCAGGCCATCGGTCAGGGGCGCGCTGGGGCAGACGCAGTAGGCCGGGCAATCGGTGCAGACCAGGGTCCAGTCGTCCAGCTCCACGCTCCAGGACCAGCGACAGTGGCCGGTGCAGCCGATGACGGTCCCCGTCGTGTAACCGGTCGTGGGGCTAGTCGGTCCGGTCGAGCCGGTGCTACCCGTGCTGGCCGTAGTCGAGATATGGAAGACGCACGGCGTTATAGTCAGCTGGGCGCAGACCGCACCGTCCACCGAAGGGTAGTCGCAGGCGCAGAAAGTTGGCGCTATGTTCGGGGGGTTGCACGGGTAGATCGGTGGCGTGATGTACCACCGCGGCGTCGGCGTTGCGAACGGGTCCCATATCCAGGTGCACTGATTGAGGCAGAATATCGTAGTCTGAGTCGTGACCGTCACGGCGCACGAGGTATACGCCTTGTTGCCACAATCGGACGGTCCGGTGCAGCTCGATAGCGGAACCCGGCAAGGATCGCACGGCGGAGGGATGACACCGTTGAGGTTACAGCCGTCGATGAACGTGCTGTTTATCCCGATGGCGTAGGCCGGGTCGCGTATCCAGCAGAACCCAGTAGCAGAGTAGCAGAGGGTGCACAGCCAGTGGCAGCCAGGGCAGTCAGCGGACGAGGTCGGAGTAGTCTCGGAGGTGGAGGCAGTTGAGCCGGTCGATTCGGTGCTCCCCGTCGTCGCCGTGGTCCCCGAGCAATCGGGCTGACCGATGGGGTCGCCGGTCGTGCAGGAGGTGAAGGTGATCTCGTCGGGGTTGCCGCACGTCCCGCAGCAGTAGGTCGGTTCGTTGCACTGGCAGAGGGTGACCTCGCTGCCGGTGCCGACTATTGGGGAGGTCCCCGCCTCCTCGAAGCAGCCGTCGGCCTGGAGCATCCACTCGCGGGTGCCGTTACCCGAGCCGTCATCCACGCACAGCCACTGGCACTGGCCGGCGCAGCGGGTGACGGTGGTGCCGGTCGTATGCGTGGTGGTCGTGGGGAGGCAGGCCCCCAGCTGGGCGAAGATCCAGTAGCCGAAGTTGTCGCGCTCGACCAGTATCCAGCAGGAGCCGGGCACTATCCTGTCAGTGAGGTTATAGACCTCCCGGAATGCCGGGTCGAGGGGGTGGAGGCCGGGCTTACCGGTCTGACTGTCAACGATGATACGGGCGATGTAGCACAGGGCCGAGCCGGGCTGGTCGGCGCTGCCGGTGCCGATGGCGTTGGGGCCGCCGTGGGCCAGGGCCGGGATGCCGCTGTCCGGCGTCAGGGCGATGTAGATGTCGGCAGCCGGCCCCTTCTCGTCGGGCACATCCGGCCGGCGCAGAGTCCGCAGCTGCCTATCGCGGCTCTGCTTCAGGAGTTCCTTGACCGCGGCAACGTCCGCTTCGGTCAGGTAGTAGCCCTTGCTCATCGCTACTCCGTCTCCGTACTCACCTGGGGAAGAGGGTCAGCAGCACCCTGGCCTTGACGTGTTGGCTACGCAACCGCAGGAGGTCGGCGTGGGCCGGCGTCGCCCGCATACTCTCCCCCGGGAAGACGTACCACTCGGGGGCCAACGCCACCTTGGGCGGGCTGTGCATGTCGCGGGGTCCGGACGGCCACTCGTAGGTGACCTCGACGATCCGCCGGCGCACGTCCTCCAGCTCGGACCTGGGCGGGTTGACCGTGTAGCCCTTGCCTTCCTCGTTGGACAGGACCAGCATGCCGACGTTGCCCTCCAGCCAGCCGAGGTCGAGGGCCTGCCACTCCTCCGTCAGGTTGACCTGGCGGGTGTAGGGGGCCTCGTCGGTGTCGAGGGGGCGGCCGTGGCGGTTGACGACCGCGGTCGGCTGGCCGCCGGACTGCTGGTGGTAGACGGTCTCCACCACCGTTATCCGCGACGACGGCTTATGGAGGAGCACCTTGGGCGGGGGTCCGTTGATGCGCGGCGGCGGGGTGGGCTCCAGTCGGGGTATTTCTTCATAGGGGTCGTGCTCTGCCATGTCTTGCTCCTCCAGGGCAGAAGGTTGGACAGGGTCGGGCGTTGCTGTTACGGATCGAATGCCTCCACCAGGACCTTGCACGGCGAGTCGGTGGCGTAGAACCGCAGGGCGGCCCCCGAGCCGGCCGGGCCGGTGCCGACCGAGGGGAAGTACTGACCGAGGAACCGGCTCAGCCGGAAGACGAACGGCGGATCGCCGGGCAGGCAGTCGCCGACCATGAAGGTGTCGCCGGTGCCGGGGTCGTGGATGCCCCAGCTGACCGGGTTGTTGGAGTCCTGGTTCTGGATGCGACACAGCCCTCCCATCGCGGTCAGCTGGGTCAGGCTGATGTTGGTCCCCGTGGTGGCGACCAGGACCGATCCAGGCGTCGGCCCCATCGGTGTGGCCGTGACCACGTCCACCGACCCGCCCGTGGGCTGGCCCTGGTAGAGGAGCGCCCCCTTACGGATCTGGAGGCCCGACTGCACGTTCGCTTCTCTGGACATGGCTTTGCTCCTCCTTAGAAGTCGAGGGGTATCCCCAGCAGGGTGAAGTCGGCCTCGTCATACTTCTCCACGTGGATGTTGCCGGCGTCCTCGAATCGGTAGGGAGTCTGGACCCACAGGACCGGCAATGTCGCGACCCCCTCAAAGTCAAAGCCTACGACCTCGATTGAATCCACGTGGGAAAAGAGGGTCTCTGTCTCCCAGTCGAGGGGGGCATTGGACATCGGCACCCCAGTCGTGTTATCGGCCAGGACCAGGCCCTCGGTGGCCGGCACCCCCTTCTCGTCCAGGCCCTTGATGAGGACGAACCCATCCGTTGTGATCATGTTCGGGTCCTGGAAGATGATCTCCAGCGGGAGCCCGCCGCTGGCGGAGTACGGGGAGGTCGGGTCGGTCGGCAGGGGCGGCTGGTTAAGGATGGGCAGGAAGGTATTACCGACGACGGGGTTGTACCCCTCTTGTGTGATGAAGGTGGTGGCCCCCTGGACCAGCGCCCCGGCCGGTTTACCGTTCTTCAGGATTACGCTGCCTTTGTTGCCCTGGCGGTCGATGAACTCGATGAAGTGGCGCGGGTTACTCGGGATGGCCTTGATGCCATCCCCGATGTCGTCGATGTACCACTGGTCCTGCCGCTCGAAATCTGTAGTGCTACCCGGGAGGAGCCGGGTCTTGACGCCCCAGTGGCCGTTAAGGACCTTGTGACCCTCGTCCATTAAATCCTTGTCCCAGCCGGAGACGGTCCCCTTCTTGTTGTCCGGGTCGAACCGTATCTCAAATTCGTAGTTCACCACGTAGTAGACATAGCAGAGGCCGTAGAATTTTCGTTCCCACGAGAAGGTGGCGAACTTGATGGTCCGCGGCGGTAAATCCCACATCGGGTATTTGTTGACGCAGTCCTTCATTGAGGTAATGAGAGAGAGGTCGAGCAGGGCGACGTTCATTTCAATTTTTACGGCCCAGTTATTTTTGTCGAACTCTACCTTTGCTCCTCGTATCTGCTCGAAGGCACTGTTCTTGATGCGCTTGCCGAAACGGTCGTAGACTGCTTCTTCCTTTTCCTTGCTGAAGTTGCCCGACACTCGCGGGGGGATGAGGAGCGGGTCTTCAATTTGTGAGTCCTTACAATATTTCAGATCAGGAGGTTTCGTGGAGAAGGTAAATTCGCAGTCCCATTGGTAGTTGGGCTCTCCTGTAATGACGGGCTTAATCGAAGCATTCCAGCGACACCACGCCCATTCATCGAGATCATCGTCTACTGCCCAGATTGCTCCCCAGGTCGGCAGCCCCGGCGTCTGGAGGACGGTGGCCGGACCGTCGTAGGGCGAGTCGGAAATGACGCGCAGCATCAATTTATACTCGCGGTTCGAGCCGTCGTCGCGCTCCATCGACCAGGTCCTGGGACCTGCTAATGCTGTGGTCATTGCGACATACCCCTCCGGTACGGTATAATAGAGTCGGGCGGGGAGCAGCCGGCGCTTTGCTACGTGAGACCGTGTAATAGACTGCTGGCCCCCCGCCCTCTCCTCCTACCTATCCCCGTCAGACCAACATCGCCGGTGCCACTTCCAGTTTCGCCCCCTTACCCTGGTCAACCAGGGTGTCCAGACGGGCCACCATTTTGTCGAGGGCGGCCTGCTGCTTCTCCTGCCTCTGGATCGCCTCCGCTTTGCCGGACTCGGCCGCCTGGACACCTCCCGGCGGTCCTCCGCCCTCCCCCGTCTCCATGCGAAAGGCCGCCGCCTGATGCTCCATGCGGGTAATGGCCTCCGCCGACAGGGACTCGGCCGCCTCGATCTTCGCACCGTGCATGCCGCGACCGAACGCCTTGGCCGCCTCCCCGCCCTTCTTGGCCCAGTCCTCCGCCTTGAGGCCGGCCTTATCGAGGGCCTCGCGTATCTGCTTCATCCACTTCTCGATGTCGAGCTTGGGTAGTATTTCCTTGTCCCCCAGTCCGGAGGCGATAGCGTTCTGGACCTGGTCAACGACAGCCCGGAGGTGCTCCAGGTCCTTCCGCGCCTGCTTGGTGGCTTCACTCTCGGGCACGTTGGCGACGCCGCGGAGGGCCTCGTTGATGGCATCACTGGCCGACTTGACGACTTTTGCCTGGGCCTCCCTCGACCTGTCTGACACCCCACTCAGCCAGTCGGCGGTCGCCTTGTCCACCTCGTTCAGTGCAGCGTAGGCCGGGGCCAGGGCTATCCTGACGGCCTTGCCGAGGGCGTTAAGGTCCTTGTCCTGGGCGGCCTTGATCGCATCGTCGTAGACCGCCGCGGCGGCACTGGCGGCATTCTTGGCTGCCGATCTCGCCCCCATGAGGGTCACGGCCATCGCCGGGTTGATGAACAACAGGGCTTTCTCCGCGATGCTCAGGATGTTGTCGAGGGTGTCGGCGAAGTTCTCGGTGACCGCCTTCTGGATGTCGGCCAGGGTTATGGTGAACGGGAGTTTGAACGCCTTGCCGAGTGCGGTGCCGAGGTCGCCGATGCCGCGGCCGAGCATGTTGTAGAACTTGACCGTGGCGTCCAGCACCTGGCGGAAGGCCCAGGTATGGGCGTTGACGATGGCGGCCCCGACCTGGGCCATGCCTTCGATGGCGGACTCCCTGGCCGTGGCCCAGACCACGTTCCAGGCTTGCTCAAAGCCGACCTTGATGAGATTCCAGACGGGCGGCCACAGGTCGGCTATCTGGGACAGGGCCAGCCGCGCCCCGGCCGCAAACAGTTCCCAGGCGAGCGAGGCATCCACCGACAGGGCCTTGACCACTTCCTGGATGATGGCCCACCACTCGGCCAGGACCCCCGTGATACGATCCATCGCTCCCCCGGCTTCCGTCAGTCCGGAGAAGGCGGCGCGGAGGTTCTGGGCGGTATCCCAGACGACCTTGAGGGCGACGTAGAGTGCCCCGGCGGCGATCCCGGCCGCGGCCAGCGTACCGGCGAAGGCGAGCACGGCGGCGGCGAAGCCGATAACAACGGCCGGGGTCAGGACCGCCTCCAGCAGGGCGATGGCCCCGGTCAGTCCGGCCGTGGCGAGGGAGGCGGTCACGGAGGCCCCCGTCCACAGCCCCATGAGGAAGATGCCGGCGGCGAACAGGCCCTTCCAGATGGCCAGCTGGATATTGAAGAGGAGCACGACCCCTTCGGCGATGCCCACGGCCGCGGTCCAGGCGGCCCAGGCGATGGTGCTGATGACCTGCTGGACGTGGAGGGCCGTGTAGGCGGCCTCCAGCAGGCCGAAGACGAAGACGACCCCGGCCACGGCCGCCTGGGCGATCTTGAAGGCGGCGTAGACCCCCGCGGCGGCCACGGTCAGCTTGACCAGGGAGGCGATTGCTCCTTCGTTCTTGTCCAGGAAACCGCCGACGGCGGCGGTGGCCATGTTGACGGCGTCCGCGACCGCGTTCCAGACGATCGGCGCGGTGGCCGTTACCCAGTCCCACAGGGCAGAGGCGGCCAGCTTGATGCTGTCCCAGATGCCGACCAGGTAGGGGATGGCAGCCTTGGCGGCGGCGACGATCTGTGGCCAGACGGCGTCCCAGGTCTGCCGGACCACGGTGGCCGCCTTGACCGCCCCGTCGGCCACGGCCTGCCACAGAGGAGCAAGGGCGGCGGCGGCCTGCTTGACCCAGTTCTCCACGGTCAGGATGGCCATGACTAGTGAGCGCTGGACGGTCGAGAGGTCGAGCTTACCCCCACCCGAGAGGGCCGACCAGACCTTGCCGGCGGCGTCGCCGAGGGCGGAGAAGGCGGTCGAGCCGAGGTCCTTGAGCGTGCCGAACAGCTGGGCAAGGGCGGCCCGGACGGGGGCCAACCACTCCCAGGCGGCGGTGCCGGCGTCCTTGATGCCCTTCCAGACCTCCGCCAGACCGCCGGCCTGCTTGACCAGCCCGGCCAGGGCCACGCCGGCGGCTATTGCTCCCACAGTGACGGGGCTGAAGGCGAAGCCGACCAGGGTGGCCAGTGTCCGCGTGGTTAGGAGCAGACCCGACAGGAGGGCCGACAGGACCCGGACCGGGTTGATGACGAACAGGAGGGCCGAGGCGGCAGTCCGGGCGGCCACCGACGCGGTGGTGCCGATGGTTGACCATAGGCTCGGGATGGAGCCCAGGATGCCGCGGAGGACGGTGGCGGGGCCGGCCAGGGCGGCGCTGATGACGCTGCCGACCGGGGTGCTCATCAGCCCCTTGAGAGTGCCGAAGCCGGTGGCCGCGACCACGAAGGTCAGGACGGCGGCGGTGGCCTTGCGGACGGTCGGGTCGAGGTTGCGGAACCAGTCGATGGTACTGGCCAGCGCCTTGACGACCGGGGCCAGCCCCTCCGCCATGAGCCCGCCCATCTGGACCGTTAGCTCACGGGTGACCTTCTGGAGTCGTTCCCACTGGAAGCTGGCCGTCTCGGTCAGGGCCGCCTGAATCTTGAACCCCTTGGCGATCACGTCCTGCCACTTGGCCACGACCTGGGCCGCGTCCTTGACCCCGCGCATGTGGAGGATGGAGCGGGCGTAGAAGATTTGCCCTTCGTCCATCGCCCGCGCCGCCATCATGGCGTGTTCGGCCGAGATGCCGAGGGCCGCCGACAGGGCCAGCGACTGGGCCACGAGCTTCTTGGCCTGGTCCTCCGTCTTGCCGTAGATCTCCAGCTGGGTCAACATGTGCGTGACCTGCTCCTTGGTGGCGGAGGTCACGTCGGTGATGGAATCAACGAACTGGCGGTAGCTCTCCATCGTGGCGTTCACGGACCGCCTGCCGTCGTCGATGATGGCCCGGAGGCGTATCTGCCCCTTCTCGAAATCCTCGAAGGCGTGCAGCGCCCCGGTCAGGGCGGTGGCGATGCCGAGGAAGGCCAGCGACTGGGCCACCCCCTGCCCGAAGGACTGGAGGGAGGACATGAATCCCTCGATCCGCCGCGTCTCGGACTCGATGGTGGCACCGGTCCGGACGGTGCTCTCCTGGGCTTGCTCCAGCATGCGCTGGTAGGAAGAGCCGTCACCGGTCAGGCGGACGAGCAGGTTCTCAAGCTCGGTCGTGGTCGCCACTCGCTTACTCTCCCGCCTCCCCCGGCTCGGCTCGGCCGCCCCGTAGAGCGTCCTCCAGACCGGCGACGTGGACGTTACCCCGCCGGAATGTGGACAGCATCCGGGACTGGGCCATGCGCGTCGCCGTCTTCACGTCCGTCACGGGGGGCTTGTCCCCGGCGGAGCGGAACTTCAGCCGGTACTTGTCGATCTGGCCGCCGCCGAAGGCCGCCGCCGCCTGCATCAGGTAGTGGTCGTGGCGGTCGGGCCGGTTCCACTCCTCCGCGGACCAGGCCCGCCAGGCCGTGAACTGCCGCCAGGTCAGCGGGCCGGGCCAGCCCATGACCTCATGAAGGTGCTTGCCCAGACGCTCCCCTAGGCGGAGGAAGGCGTCGTAGGCCCGTGCTCGTTTTTTGCGAGGTCCTCCGCCGTGGCGTCCCCGTTGGGGCCGAACTTCTTGAGCTTCTCCTGTACGTCCCTGAGCTGTTTTTCCAGGGCCTCCTTGGTGGCCTGGGGGACCAGGTCGGGGCACATCTCGACGCAGCGGTCGAAGAGCTTGCTGACGACCTTGTGCGGCCACATGCGGACCTTCTGGATGGGGACGGTGACGGGGTTCTGGCCGGTATCGAGGCGGACCTTCCCCTCCTTATCCGTCTCGCAGAGGCAGAGGGAGACGAGCAGTGGCTCGGCCTCCCGCACCCCGTCAATGGGGACCTCGACCCGGCCGTCGATCATCCTGGCCCCGCGGGTGGTGGCCCCGCGGAACTTGAGGACGGCGTCGGCGGTGGGCTCCTGGAGGAAGTAGGACTTGCCCGCGATGCGGACGGGGACCCGGATTGGCTCCAGGTCCTCGAAGACCATCTCCTGCGTCAGTGTTGCCATGTCGGACATTTCTTGCTCCTTGCTCTCCGAAGGTTAAAGGTGCCCCTCCCCCCGAACCTGTTCCGGCCCGCTCCGACTGACGATTCGCTCGTCGTAGAAACGGGGGAGGGGCGTGGTTTAGGTGCCGGCGGCCGGGACGAACACCGGGGCCGCCTCGACGTTGTTGACGTAGTCGTAGTTGGTGGGCACGATGGTCACGGTGCACTCGGGCTGCTTGCCTTCCTCGTTCTGGTCGAACTCGATCTTCTGGAGGAAGCCGTAGAAGGCCAGTGTGCTGCCGTCCGGGAAGATGTCGGTGACCGAGTCCTCCCGGTTGATAAGGGCGAAAATATCCGGGATGAAGTCGGGGTCGTAGGCCGCCTTCGTGGTATGCACGGTCAGCGTCTTCAGGGCGCGGGGGCGGGTGAAGCGCCAGGCGATGTTGTGCATGGTCGTCTGGTCGATGGGCTCGCCACCGTCCATGCCGGCCGGCTGGACTGTCTTTTCCCAGAACTCGATGGTCGGGTTACTGGCGAAGGCGATCTTCGTGCTGAAGCCGTCCTTCAGCTTCTGACCCGCGGGTGACCCACGGGTGGTCGTCACAGGGGCTGCCATAGTTTCTCTCCTCTGTTGGTTATCACATGGGTGTGGTCGTGGAGTTCAGCACGATGGTTATGGTCATCTGCGGCCCGGGCGGCCCGGTCGTCGTCGTGCTGGTGCTGGTACTGGTGGTCGTACTGGTACTGGTCGAGGTACTGGTACTGGTCGAACTGCTGCTGCTCGTGCTGGTGGAGGAGCTGCTGCTCGTACTGCTGCTGCTGCTCGTACTGCTGCTGCTGCTCGTACTGCTGCTGCTGGAGGTACTGCTGCTGCTCGTCGAGGAGCTGCTGCTCGTGCTGCTGCTGGAGGTACTGGTCGTGGTCGGGGCCGGCGTCGTGGTCGTGGGCGTCGTCGTACTGGTCGTGCTCCCCGTGGTGGTCTGGGTCGTGGTCCCCAGGGAGGTGATGGCCGCCGTGAAGTTGACGTTGCAGATGGTCCGCTTGCTGACCGTCGGCTCCATATAGGCGGTCACGACCTGGATCTGGGCCGCGGCATGGACCTGGTAGACCGTCCCCTCCCGGCCGACCAGGCTCTGCTTGACGACCTCGGCCAGGTACCAGGCGACCAGGTAGGCACGCGCCTCGGCCCGCTTGTCGGTTCGGCCGCGGACCCGGACGGTCAGGCCGTAGTGCTGCTGGACCTCCCCTTCCACCATCGCCCGGCCCTCGCCGACCGGGGAGGTGTTGTAGATGGTCATCACCTCGTCGGGGCTGTCCGGCTCCCGCGAGACGTAGCACGGCCACTCCCCGAGGGGACTCCCCTCCGGATCGGTGGCCGCGCCGAGGTCTACCAGCAGCTGGCCCAGGATGTCGGCCGGGCTGTGTAGGAGGACGATGCTCACTCACGACACTCTCTGCTGAACATTGAGGCGGCCACGCCGGTACTCCGTCTTGTTACCGGTGTCGGTCCGCCACATGTCGTACTCGTAAGGACCGGGGGCGAGCCCGTCGGTCAGATCGCTGGTCAGGACGAAGATCACGTCGTTCGGCCCCTGGACGACACCCTGGACCACGAACAGAGGGTCGGGGTCCGGCGTGCCGTCCGGCGTGGTGAAGGACACCGTCGGCCGCACCGTCATGACGTAGGTGCCGCCCGTGACCGTGGAGTTGGGCACGTCCATGTCGATGGGCACGTCCTCCCCCCGGTAGATATCAATGTCACCGACAACCGGCATGGCCCGTCACCTTTCTGACACCGCCGGCGGGTGCTCCTCCGCCCACGGCACTACAGTCCTCCCCCGGCCGCGGGTCGGACTTGACGACCCAGTGTTCGGCCGACCCGAGCACCACGAACCCAAGGTCCTTCTTGCCTCCGACGGCGAAATACGCCGCTCCGAAGTAACCGGGGTGGAAGTAGGACCCAATGAACATCAACCCACCGTCAGGTTGTAAGTCGTCTGGAGGCTGTCCGCGTTCGGGTTCAAGGAGATCACGCTAAAAACCTGGTGGTCGAACAGCGTCCCGCCGCTGTTGGCCGCCTGGGAGAACAGCCCCCACTCGGTCACGGAGACCACGCCGCCGGTGCCGGCCACGTCGGGCGCGAGGCTGGCCACCGTCGTGTAGACGTTGGTGGAGACGACCTGACTGCCCGTCGGCCGCGTGTTGTCGGTGGCGTACTGGACAGTCAACTCGCTCTGGAGGGCGATGTCGCCCAGGGCCGCCGCCGTCACGCCGATCCCGTAGCCGTGGAACTTGAACAGCCCCGCGGTCGTGCTGGCGTTCCAGTAGCCGGTGGCGGCGTTCTTGCCGGCCGTGGTGATGAGGTGGACCCCCACCATGCCGTAGTCCCACAGCTCGGCCGGCCCACTGCCGTCGGAGAAGTGGGGCCGCGTCACCTGGATGTACAGCCTGCCGTGCATGGGGACCAGCAGTCCCGGCACGAGCAGCTTGAGGAGCCGGCACCAGAGGAGCACGACCTCCAGCGGCCACTCCCTCCAGCGGTACTGGAGCGCGTGGCGGACCTTCCAGAGGAAGATGTCCTTGCAGTTGTACCAGGCCCTTTTGCGGAGGCTGGTCTCCTTCTTCAGGGTCAGCCGGCCCTTCAGGCTCATTTTGCGTTGGATGACAGACATAGCCTCTCCTCTGTTCCGGTTGTCACTTGTAGTCGTCCCGCCCGCGCACGACCGTCCGATAGGCCGCCCCGCAGACCTTGAGGATCATCCCCACCGTCCCCAGGAAGAAGGCCCCGCCCAGGGCCAGAGGAGCAGTCAGCACGACGGCCACAGCCTGTCCGATAAAGGTGGTCAGCGGCAGGGTCACGTTCAGGCCCTGGAGGACGGTGTTGGTCATCGACCCAGCCAGACTGAGGAACCCCTGCATTGCTCCCATGCTCTGCGACCGCATCAGCTGGCCGTTCAGGCTGAGGTTGGCCACGATGGTCTGGAGGAACGGCCCCAGGTTCCGCCGCTGGACGATGAACTCCCAGCGCATCGGGAGGGGCACGTTCAGCAGCTGGTAGACGGTGGACACCGACCGGGCGACCAGGCCCAGCGCCGCCGCGAAGACCAGGCCGATGGAGCGGATCGGTGCCAGGAAGCCGACCAGGCCGAGGAAGACCGTGAAGGTCTTGGAGGCGGAGTTCACAAGGGTCGTGGTCAGCAGGATGTTGCCGCGGCGGAGGATGCTGGTCACGAACTCGATGGTGTCGCCGGTCAGGGCCAGCCCCGTCGTCAACCCCTTACCCACCTGGCTGGCCAACCCACCGCCCAGCGGCAGGGCGGCCAGGAAGACCAGCAGCCTTGCCTTGGAGGCCGCGAAGGTCCTCCCTAGCGGCAGGTTGGCGGTCGTGAACCGCTTGTTGGCCTGAGCCTTCTTGACCGGGGCCAGCGGCAGGGCGACGTTGAGGGGCACCCGGTCGGCCTTCCGCACGTTCGGCCCGGTCAGGGGCAGCGGCCGGTTGAGGACCTTGCCGACCAGCTTGGCCGCCCGTGCCCCTGCAAGTGTCAGTGCTCCCGTCAGGGTCTGAAGGTAGTGGGTCGCCGCGACCCGTACCAGGGACCCTGCCAGCGTCAGGGGGGCAGCTATCACCTTGCTCGCCCGCTCGGCCACCGTCCCCGCCAGCGACAACCCGGCCGTGAAGGGCAGGGAGATGACCCGGAACGTCTTGGTCGCCAGCGACCCTGCCAGTGGCAATGCGCCCGTCAGGCCGCGGAGGAAGGCGGAGGAGCGGGTCAGCGTCCCGGCCAGAGGGGCGGACACGTTGAACGGGTGCGCGTCCATCTCCTGGATGGCGGCGGCGAAGGGCAGGGAGGCGTTGAAGGTCGTCGCATTGGCGATGCCCGTCGAGGGGCCGGGGGCCAGCGCGTAGGCCACCGAGCGGTACTGGAGGAGGCGCGGGTAGCCGGCCGTCGTCTCCATGTAGTCGATGTACGCCTCCTGCGGGGTCAGGGCACGGTTCCACACCGACACGTCGTCGATGTAGCCGCTGGTGGCGTTGCCACCGATGGGTGCCACGCCGATCTGGAGGTTGGCCGTCACGTCGCTGGAGTTGGTCCCCGAGCCCGCGGTCCGGGTCGGCAGGAACTGCTTGCCGTTGACGTAGAGGAACGCCTGCGGGGCGGTGGTGTAACTGATGGTGCTGACCGAGAACAGCAGCCGGAACCATGCCTGGCCGGTCGAGCCCGCGTTGACGGATACCTGGGTCGTGGACGCGGCGAAGTTCAGGTTCCAGGTGCCGGAGAAGCTCAGGAACATGCCCCAGCCGGCCGTCGAACTGATGCCGCGGCCGACGACGGAGCTGTTGACATTGGTGGCGGTGAAGTAAACCCAGGCCGCGACGGTCATGGCCGGGTTCAGGGCCAGGTTGGCGTGCCGCGGGGAGGGGCCGCAGTTGATGAACCCATTGGAGAGGGAGAAGCCGCCGAAGGAGCGCATGAAGCCGCCAGGGCGCGGCTTGCCGACCAGACCGCAGCCGCCCTGGAACACACCGTCGGACTGGGACCCGGACAGGTCCCTGACCCTGCCACCGTTGACGGTCGAGGGGTGGGCCAGAAGCCAGGCCACCCGTCCGAAGTTGACGGGGTGCCGACTCATGAAAACCTCACCACCTTTACAGGCCGCCATCGTCATCTCAGGTCCCCGAAGTGGTGTAGACGCCGTTGACTTCCAGGAGCGCCGCCGTCGTGACGGTGCTCGTGCTGAAGGCCAGCCCGGTCTGGTCCTCGATGACCAGGCTAAAGGCCGGCGGCAGCACCCCGCCGGGGAAGCCCTGGGCGACGGAGAAGGGCTGGGTGCGGAAGGTCCGCTCCGCACTGCTTGTCGTCGTCTGGAGCATGAAGGAGCCGATCAGCTGGAGGTTGGCCGGGTTGGCCAGCGCCCCCACTGAGGTGTCGCCCTGCCCCATGGCCCGCGCCGCACCGGAGGACAGCTGGATGATGGGCCACAGGACCGCGTCCACCGAGCCGTTGGCGTAGATGTTCACTATCGGCGCGACCGTGCCCGGGCTGCCCGACAGGATGGTGAAGGTCAGCGCCACCTCGTAGTCGGCGTACAGGTTGGTCCGGTTGTCAATGATGACCGACTCGCGGGCCGACCCAGCCGCCAGCGACGGCAGGGTGCAGGTGATGGTGGAGCTGCCGGAGTAGCCGATCAGGTTTTTGGTCGTTGCCACTCGACTGCTCCTTTCTCCGTGTCCCAGGTGATCGACTCGCCGCCGCGCCACTGCTTCCACTGCTTGAGCGGGAAGCCCACATCCTTATCGCGGTCGTAGTGCCAGCCGAAGGCCGCCCGCGTGCAGTCCACCAGCGGCTTGTAGCCGAGTTTGCTGGCGTTCTCCAGGAAGTAGAGGTCCTCGGTGCCGCCGGTCCAGACCACGTCGCCGTCCACCTCCGCGTGCTCGTACCCCGTGGTCCTGTACCAGGCCGGCCGGCCGTACTTATCCACGCCCAGGTCCAGCTCCTTCAGCATCCGCCGGTAGACCTCGGTGCGGACCAGGGCCAGCCCCATACCGTGGCCCCACATCTCGTGTGCTCCTTCGGCCGGGAACGGAGCCGTCCCGCAGCCCCTTCCTGGGAAGAGTAAGGGCTCGCTCGGCTCGCACTTGGTGAAGTAGACGCCGCTGGCTATCGGCCGGTTGTGGCCGCGGAGGACCAGCAGGGCCAGCCGGTTCATGACCAGCACGTCGTCGTCGAGCCAGAAGACCTCCGACAGCTCGTGCCGCTCGTTGTCGTACTCCAGGGCCAGCTGGACGCAGCGGTTGCGGGCCTCCGCGATCTCGCGGCCCACCTCGTCGCGGACGAAGAAGTTCGTATAGCCGATGTTCATGGGCCAGGCCATCGCACGGAGGATGGACGCCCACTCCACCGAGGTGGAGCCGAGGGTCGGCGTGCAGCAGGCGATGAACTTCGGCCGCATTGCGGTCATTGCTCCTTTACTCACTGGTTGAGGCGGGTGTAGGCCGAGGCGCGGAGCAGACCGTACTCGACCGGCACGCGCTGCTGGCTGACGCGCTGGAGGAACTTCCCGGCGGTCAGGAGGGCCTGGCCCATCGGCTGCTTCGACCGGAGGGACTTGCTGACGATGCCGGCCATCTGCGGGCGGTACTCCCGCGCCGGCCCCTCCAGGAACTTCGAGGAGCCGGCCGGTCCCCAGTAAACGCCGAGGCCCGAGGGGCGCGGCTTGCCCTCCAGCTTCATCTCCATGTTCTCGTGGACGAAGATGGCGTACCTGGCCGTGTAGCCGACGGAGACGCTGGCCTCGTTCTCCGCCGCCTTCTGCATCCGCCTGTTCAGCTTCTGCACGAGCCCGCTCAGTTTTTGGATCTTGGCCATCAGCCCCCTCCCCCCTCCGTCAGACTCCGGTCCACTGAGGTCGGCGGCCAGATGGGCGGGCTGCCGTAGGGGGAACGGGTCTGGTAGATGACCGGTAACTCACGCTCGAAGAAGGCAAGGCAGGCGTAATCATCCTTGACCACCGACACGAGCCGCCAGCCGCGTAAGTCCGGAGCGTTCAGCTCCTCCACTAGTTGCTCCGGACCAGACTTGGGGAGGGCTATGTATTTGCGTTCGTACTCAGCCATCTATGTTCTCGTCCTTAAAGCGCTTGACCGTGACCGTCCGCCGGGTCGCCCTGTTCTTGAGGTCGGGTGCCCCGTCGAAGGAGACCACCCAGCAGAGACGGCTCGGGATATTGCCGGAGCCGAGGGCGTACCACTGGTCGAGGGTCCCCAGCCACATGTTGCTCCCCACGGGTATGAAGCGATCCACGATCACCGTCCCGTCTATCTGGACCTTGTTGCCCTGGGCATCGAGTGCGTCCCTCCGCTTGTCGAGCCAGCGGACGCCGTGGACCGGCGGGGCCAGCTCGATGGGTGCCCCGAGCATCGGCTCGCCGTAACGGTCGGTGCCGGCCTTCAGCCACAGGACCGCCGTCTGCCAGCGATCCACGTACTCGATGCTGGGCACCTACTAGCTCCCTTCCTTGGTCTCGGCCTTGCCGTCCTCATCCTCGTCATTGACCAGGCCGGTGCCCTTGCAGCTCTCACACTGCTCCTTCGTCGGCCGGCCGACTTCGTCCTCTCCCTTGACGTGGCCGTAGCCGCCACAGTTGGGGCAGATCTTCATCTCCATCGTCTTGCTCCCTCTTCCTAGTCCCTTTGCCATATCGGTATCTGCTGAGAGGGCGGTTTCCCTAACCAGTAATTCTGCGTACTCTTGCGGTTGAAGAGGGCGTTGAGACAGCCGGAGTAGTCCAGCTGAATTGCCATCGCCTTGTACCGCTCCGGGCCGATGTCGGGATTGGGCTCCGTCACGAACTGGCCGCTGGCCCCCTCGGTACTCTTCGACTGGTAGATCGGGTCCATCCGGGTGTAGCAGTAGGCCGACACCCACCGCTCCAGCAGCTCCAGCTGCTTGCCCGTGTAGACGATGCCCTTCTTCGAGGCGCAGACCGCGACCTGGTCAATGAGCATGGACGCCGTATCGATGTACGGCGACAGGTCCGGCATGTTGGCCAGATCGTAGTCCCTGTCGAGGACTCCGCGGACCAGCGGTGCTTGCGTGCGGGCCATCGGCCACCTCCCCTCCTTGTTGCTCCCTCACTTACCCTTCGGCTTGCTATGGGGCGGCTCGTGGTAGGCGGTGTGGCCGGTCGTGTGGCTAGGGGGCTGGGAGTGGGAGGTCTGGGAATGGCCCGAGCCGGAGGAGCTGGCGGGGTGGGCGGGAGCCGATTTGGACCCCGCCGCTTGTGCTTTTCCCTCCTTCCCGCCCTTTCCCTCCTTGGCGGCAGCACTCTGGAGGATGGGCTCACTGGACCTCATGGCCAGTGACTTCTTGGCCGAGGACACGACCGAGAAGTGGTACTTGGAGGACTCGGCGTTGTTACCGTCGGCGTCCTTGATGTTGGCCGTGACGGTGGCAAAGGTGCCGGGGGTAGTCAGCGGCCCCACCGCCTTGACGACGCAGTCGAGGCCGGCGGGCTCCAGGGTCAGGACCTGGTCGTTATCGACGAGCCACTCAGGGTCGCCGGTCCCACCAGTTGGTGGGTTGCCGTTGTCATCGGTCAGGGTCAGGGTGACCTGTTCGTTATCGGCGAGTCGGATGGACACGTGCAGTCTCCTCTCGGGGTAAGGTTGTGGGGCTCCGGGAGGTGAATCCCGTCGCTAAGTATCAAGGCGGCCCCGGTCCGGGCCAGCAGTTCGGGCAGGAGGCTCATCGCCAGGGCGATGGCCTCTGCGTCCTTGGTGCTCACCACGTCCGGGGAGACGCAGCGGAAGATGTCGGTCCCCTGCTTCTTTTTCCCGTGCTCCCAGCGGAACAGGATGTTGGTCGTGCCGTCGTAGCCGGTGTACCAGGGGCCGGGCGAGACCTCGGGGAGCAAGGTGATGAGGCGGGCCAGGCCGTCGCCGTAGACCAGCGGGGGTGGCGGGCGGCGCAGCTCGGGCCGCTCCTCCCGCCACCCTCCCTGGAAGACCTGCCTGCGGCCCACGGCATATCACCTCGACGGCACCGGGGCGAGCGGGACGGCCACTGGCACGGGCACCGGCCTGGGCACCGCCACGGGGACGGGCACCGGCCGGGCCACGGCAATCACCGCCGGTGGGGCAGCGTTGATGACCTGGACATTGACCTGGTTGCGGCGACGCCGCCGACCCAGGGCCTGGGCGTCGCTGGAAAAGGCGTCGGCCGCCAGCAGGGCCAGCAGACCGAACAGGAACAGTCGCTTCATCATTTACTCCTTAGTCAAAGATCAATCGGAAGAGAAAGAAGGTCAGGACGGCAGAAGTTATGGAGATAGCCGCCACCGTCGCGGCCAGGTAGAGGCAGGAGAGGAAGTCCCTCACCAGCCCCACCGTCCACGCTCGAAGCCACGGACGAACCCCCGCCCGAAGTTCCACGGACCCCACCAGCCGCCGCCCCAGCGCGGGCCACGACGGGGGAAG